TCGAAGAAGAAATTATAGATGAGCTACTAAACGAAGGTTACAACCACAAAGTGGTTAACCCTATAAACGCATTACAATATATAGAGATGATCTCTCAAGACTATCAATTTAATAAAGACAATGAACATTACTGCGGATTTATAAACATTACCGTTGATGAAGATTACAAGTGGTTAAACTATGCAACTCAAGTAATTAAAGACAAAAGTAGATATGAAATTGTAGCTAATCACTATGGTTTAACTATTGCTACAGCAGTGAAAGGTGAATTAATATTTAATGAATTAAAAGATGAAGACTAAAGAACAAGTAATACCTAAATGGTTTAAAGGCGTGATCTACGACAAAGGTGAGTTAGTAACAAATCCTTTTAGTAAAGAGAGCTACGAGCTTAATGGCTTAGAGTTATCTATGTACGACTTTATAATGGGATCGCAGTATGTATTTGAAATGGCTCCAAAAACCGTTACACCTAAACAAGTAAGCGAGTTTCAAAAAGCGTTAAACTGGTTTCGTAAGAATAATACAGAGGCTTATTTTGTACTATTAGATTAATACAGACTAAATACGATCGCTAATTGATAATATAATAAACAAAAACTATGAACTTATTAACACAGAACTCTAAACTTAAAAAAACATCTAAAGAGCTAGGCTTACGTGTATTCAATTTTGGTATACCGGCTTATAAATCAGCGTCAGGTAAACTTACTTGTCCAATGGCTGATGCATGTGTAAAGTTTTGTTATGCTAAAAAAGGCGCGTACATATGGTCAAACGTACAACCAGCATTTGAAAAGCGTTATCAACTAAGTAAAACTGACAAATTTGTTGATGCTATGAACGCTGAAATACGTAAGAAGAAACCTGATTATGTCAGAGTCCATGATAGCGGCGATTATTACTCTCGTGCATATCTAAAAAAGTGGATCGAAGTTGCTATACACAATCCTAAAGTGCGGTTTTACAGTTATACCAATATGATCGATATGATCTTAAAAACCTCATTACCAGATAATTATGATATAATCTTCTCTGACTCAGGGAAACAAAAACATTTAATAGATGAAAGAAAACACAGGCATACCAAAATATTTAAAAGTAACGATGACCTTAATAGCGCTGGCTATACTGATGCGTCTTCTATTGACCTACATGCTACAAGATGGTTTAACAACACTGTAAAAGTAGGATTAGTATTTCACTAAAATAATAAATTATGAGCAAAGAACCGTTAAAAATTACATTAGGGTTTTATAATAAAGAAATCTCTACACAAGTAGATCATTCAGATTTAACTCTTGAAGAACTCCATGAGTTATGGCTAGAAATAGTTAAAGCTATGGGCTACCACCATAAAACAATAAAAGAATTCTATGAGTAATAATTTACAAACAAAATACGATCATCATAGGATAATATAAGTATAAAAAACCATATTAAATGACAGACGAACAAATGGAAAAATTTGCGGAAATTATTTTCCAAAAGTTATTAACAAGACAGGCAGAGTTCGACAAACAGTTTATTAAACAAGTAAAAGAATCTGGAGGTAGTCTAGAGATAAATTACAATGATGAAGTGTTTGGTTTAGACGAAAAAGAAGTACTGCAAATGGAAATAGAAAGACTTAGCAAGCTATTGTCACAGCACGAAGAAAAAGAAGATTACAAAGAAGCCGCTAAAGTACATAGTAAAATAAATAAATTAATAGATAAATTAGAAAGATTATGAGTAAAATTAAAACAGAGTACCTAGGAGTTGAATCAAGTTTTGTATCATCTCTGCGTTATACTTACGCGTCTAGGAAATTAATAGTATTGTATAAAAGCGGATCAGCTTATGAGTACAGTGATGTAAAACCTAGTACCATTAAGAAAATAAGAAGATCTAACTCTATTGGATCTGCATTTCACGAGTATATATTTAAAAACTGTAACTTCAAAAAGATATAAATGAATATATTTTATCTACATCCAAACCCTGTAAAAGCCGCTAGCTACTTCTATGACAAGCATAAAGTTAAAATGATATTAGAATGTGCTCAGATGCTTTGTACAGCGCACCATGCGTATGATAACGGACATAATGTGCCATACAAAAAAGCACACTTAAACCATCCATCTACAATTTGGGTTCGAGAAAGTATACATCATTACAATTGGCTATACGAGCACATGCTTGCGATCGGTAAAGAATACACAGCTAGATACAATAAGTATCATATGAGTATTGAAAAGTGCCGTGAAGCATTGGCTCAGCCGCCAGTTGGTATGCCTGATAGAGGCTTTACAGAACCACCACAATGTATGCCAGAAGAATATAAGGTTAGTGACAATAGCCTGTTAGCTTACTGGAATTATTACGAACAAGAAAAACAAAACATAAGAAACAAAAATGAGCAGAAGATTATACGTCCATCTAACATCAACGAATTATGCGAAGATTAATACGAAGATACAGACACAAACAAAGAAAAGCAAAGCACGTAAGGTTCCTAAGCAACAGAATAACCTACCTGCATAACGAAATAGTTAAAGCATCTTTTAAAAGCGAATATAGTTTAAATAAGAATATAACTATTACTCGTGGTAATATAGAGGTAAAAGCTAAACTGTTAAGCAAATACAACAGAAGATTAAAACTAGTAAAACTTTAAAATGGGTAGAACAAAACAGTTATTCGAAGATTTAAGACAGAAAGAATTACAAGTTGAAACAATTTTCTTAAAAGAAAATGATTTTTCATATAAGTTAAAACAAAAAGGAACTGTGACAACAGCCCCTAATATTAAATAGTAATAGGCTAATGTCACATATTAGAAATTTAGAATACTTGCATCGAAGAAAAATAGTCTATAGACGTAGTCCTATAACAGATCAACCTACTGAGGTTTATTCTTGGGGTAGTTACTACGTCGATGGAACTTATCAGTGTTACGAGTTGTTCAGAAGCAAGGCTAAGATAACTACATATCGTAGTTTAAAATGGCATCTATTAGTGTTATGGTACTTAAACCCACAACTAGATCCTGACAGCTTTAATGATTTAGCTGAGCACATATGTAACAAGATCTCTGGCTTTGTGACATTTACTATTAATAAGCAAAGCTTAAATAATATAATTTATGAAGTCAGCATGTTAGATTTAGAGCAACCACCAAAAAATAAATTAAGAAAAATAATATTTAGAGATGGTAGTGGTTTATCTACAAGAGAAAAAATGGTTATAGTAGGTAAGTTAATAGGGAGATCGTCTAGAGTAGATGAAGAGTCTATATACCAGTGTATGCTAGATCTTCATGATGATAGTAAAAAAATAACAATAACTAGACTAGCAGGTCTATTAGACTGTTCTTCAAGAACTATACATAGAAATATGAGTTACGAACTTAAGAAAGAAAAAGAACTTTTAAATCAGCAATTATGACTACTTCAGATAAAATAAAAGAAATAAAATCTATATTAAAAATAGTACAACCAGATAACATATACTTAATAAATAAAGTAGAAAAATTAGAGCAAGATATTATTAATAACATGCCAGTTAATTATGAAGAAATATAATATACAGAACTACATAAGATATAAAGAAGATGTTAAAACATCTATAATGAATATCGAAGGTAAGTTTTGGGACGAATATACTAGAGATGAGTTGATAGTTAAGTTTTTACCTTTAGTTGAAAATTTAGCACGTAAGTTTTCTACATCACAACAAGCTTCAGGTGTTTTATCTATAAATGATCTAATTCAAATAGGTAATGAAGCATTGACAAGAGCTGTTGATAAATTAGAAATGTCTAGACTTATGGAATCTAACGACACGGAAAAAACATTAAAAAGCTTTCTGTCTAAACGTATAAAAGGAGCCATTAGAAGACGTATAGACATCAACAGAGGAGATATACGTATACCAGAACATAAACTAAATGAGATACGTAAAAATCCTAAAGACAAGAAAATGGTTTCTATGTTTTTTAACTCTATATTTTTATCAATAGACTCTCAGCAACTTAATGATGATGAAGAAAATACTATGTACCAAATACCAGACAAATCAGAGCCGTATAATATACAGCTACTTAATTTGTATCTAAAAGGTTTAATGCAAAAACACTTAAACAATTTAGAGTACGAAGTATTAAGATTATCTTATGGTTTAGACTGTGATAAATTACCTGCAAAAAAAATAGCAGAAATACTAGAGATAAAAGGTACAAGCTCTTATGTAAGAGTTTCTGAGCTAAAAAAGTCTGCTGTAGAAAAATTAATTGATAGCGTAGACCACTCGCAAGTGCTTGACTATCTTTAAGTTAAGTGCAAAACAGTACGTAAAACTTAATCTAAACATGTAATTATAATAATAAGCAATTTAAAAACAAACGAATGATACTAAACGAAAAATTAGCTACTATCCAAACAAAGTTTAAATCTAAAAAATCTAGATTTAACTCCTTCGGTAAATACAACTTCAGATCAGCCGAAGACATCCTTGAAGCAACAAAACCTTATCTATTAGAGTTAGGAGTATCAGTTACAATTAGCGAGACATTAATATCTACGGATCCATTTCCTATATTAGAGTCTAAAGCAACTGTGACTGATGGCAAAGATGCTATACACGCGACTGCTGTTGTCGGTATTGATCTTGATCAGAAAGGTATGCAAATGCCACAGAAGTTTGGTAGTGCCTCCAGTTATGGAAAAAAGTATGCTCTTGGAAATTTATTTCTAATTGATGATACTCAAGACAGTGATGCCGTAAATAGTCACGGTAAAACACCTAAAGCTAAACCTAAATTACAAGGTCAAGCATTAGAAAAAGCTAAAGCTTTCTTAAAGGCAGGAGGAAGTTTAGACGCTATTAAAAGTAAATACGAAATACCTGCTGCAACCTTAAAAACCTTATGACAGATAAAGAAAAAAATGAGATCTTAAAAAAGTTAGACAATGACGAGCATTATTATGGAGACTTTGGTAAACAATATTTAAGCAACTCAGATATACGATCTTTAATTAGAGATCCAATGAGTTTTAAAAAACCTATTGTAGGTAATCCAAATTTAATAAAAGGAGGTTACTTTCATACGTTAGTTCTCGAGCCAGATAAACTAGAACAGTATAAAATAATAGAAGCTGCTAGTAGAAACTCTAAGATATACAAAGACTTGTCTGGAGGTGAAATGTGTCTGTTACAGAAAGAAGCTGATGAGCTTCAAGTACTAAGAGATAAGTTAATGGCAAATGATATGTGTAGAGAATTAATACAAGATATCGATGTTGAATATGAAATACCTGGAGTATTAGAACTAGGTGGTGAATGGTGGAAGTTGAAAGCAGATATTGTAAATAACACTCAACAGTTAGTAGTAGATTTAAAAACTACATCTAATTTAGAAAAGTTTTCTTATTCAGCAAAAGAATACAATTACGATAGCCAAGCTTACATATACTCTAGCTATTTTAACATGGATATGGTATTTATAGCTATTGACAAAACAAATGGTCAAATAGGTATATTCGATTGCTCTCCTCAGTTCTTACAAAGAGGTAAAGATAAAGTTGAGCAAGCTATAGAGCAATATAGGTTATTTTATAAAAATGAAGATTTTAACCCAGCTCAATACTGTATAACAAAAACTCTGTAGTTTTACAAAAAAAATACGATTAACTACGGATTATATTAATAACAATTAAATCAATTTAAATTATGAGAAGATCAGTTAAAAAAACGTGTACTGTAACAGGATTAAAAACAAGTCCTGAAAACTTTTATTCAAAGCAAACACACGTGAAAGCTGTAGACAACTTAAGAAGAACTACAGGAGCAACTAAACAACAATTAACAAGAATGTTTAACCAATTAACAGCGTACTAATTATGGCTAGTATTATTAAAGCAAGTATCAATCTTAATAACATTGATAAGACAAAGATCATTGAAGGTAAAAAAGGTAAATACTTACCGATTACCATTACATTAAACGATGAACCTGATCAGTTCGGTAACCAAGGACCTATAGTAGTAGCTCAATCAAAAGAAGAGAGAGAAGCTAAAACAGCTAAGACTTACTTAGGTAATGTACAAGTAGTATGGACTAATGGAGATAATGTAGCTACAGCACCTAGAGACGATCAACCTCAGCAAGCTGCTCAATCACTAACACCTCAAGCAGATGACCTTCCGTTCTAATGTATAGGAATAACGGAGAGATAGCGTGTCAAATGTGTCATGCTAGTATGTCAGAAAGTGAATATGCTTTCTGTGATATATGCCCTGACTGCAGGGACGAAGAAAAGTGGTAATAATTAAATTAAATTAAATGCAGACAACAGAGATCAATGGATTTGCGATTGACACGTTCAATCAGCATGGCCTAGAAGAGGGTAAAAAACAGGGTATATGCCCTTTGTGCTCTCACAATAGGAAACCCAAGAATCAAAAAGCAAAATGCGCTTCTTATGATTGGGAACGGGGTCTCGGTACTTGTCACAACTGTAACAAATCATTTCAACTACATACTTATCAGCGTAAAGGTTCTGCTGAGAAAGTATATGTAAAACCTGAAGTCAAAACAGATAAAGATAAACCTGAGTTTGTTAGTGATAAGGTTATTGAATGGTTTAAAACAAGAGGTATATCAGCTCAGACTCTTATTGATTTAGAAATCAGTGAGGGTCCTGAGTGGATGCCACAGACCGGTAAGACCGAGAATGTAATAAAGTTCAATTATTTTATGGGCGGTGAATTAACTAATATTAAATACCGAGATGGAAGAAAGAACTTTAAATTATATAAGGGTGCTGAGAAAGTATTCTATAATATAGACAGTATAGTAGGCTATGAATATTGTGTTATAGTTGAAGGCGAAATGGATGTGTTAGCTTTACATGAAGCAGGTATTACAAACGCTATATCAGTTCCTAATGGAGCAACACTTAATACTAACAATTTAGATTACTTAGACAATTGCATAGATTATTTCGAAGACAAAGAAAAGATTATTTTAGCCGTAGATTCAGACGAAGCTGGACAGGCATTACAGACAGAGTTAGTTAGAAGGCTAGGATCAGAAGTTTGTTTTCTATCAACATTTGAAGATTGTAAAGATGCAAATGAATACTTGCAGAAATATGGAGCAGAAAAACTTACAGAAAGAATCACTGGCGCAAGGCCTGTACCTCTTGAAAACGTTACTACGTTCAGAGATATCGAGGATGAAGTCACTGACTTTGTTCGTAATGGTTTTAAGCCTGGCTTTCAAATTGGTTTACAGAACTTTGATGATATATTTTCTACGTATACTGGTCAATTTATTACTGTCACTGGAATACCTTCTTCAGGTAAGTCGGATTTCGTGGATCAAATGGTTGTTGGTTATAACGCAAACTACGGTTGGAAAACAGCTTTCGCATCTCCAGAGAATGTACCGACATATCTACACGCTCATAAACTAATGCGTAAGACTTGGCAAGGTATGCCAACTAAAGAAGATATCGGTGGAGATAAATGGAATCAAATAGCAGATCATTGTAATAGTAATTACTTTCACATTGACATGGAACGTTATACCTTAGAGTCAGTGCTTAAAAAAGCTGCTGAGCTAGTTAAACGTAAAGGTATTAAATGCCTAGTTATAGATCCATTTAATAAAGTTAGAGACGTAGACTGTAAGACTGAAGATGTTAACCGTTACACAATGGAATATCTAACTAAGATAGAAACATTTGCTAAAAAGTTTGACGTACTTGTATTTATTGTAGCGCATCCAACAAAGATGTATAAAGACAAAGATGGTAAGATTGAAGAGCCTACAATGTATAACATTAAAGGTGGTGGTGAATGGTACGATGCTTCTTATCACGGTTTGTTAGTACATAGGGATTATGAGAACAAAACAGTTAAAGCTAAGGTACTTAAAATAAAGTTTCAAAACCTCGGTGAGAACGGAGCTGAAGCACATTTTAAATGGGAGCCAAGATCAGGTTGTTTCCTTCCTCATGAACCTTTAGATGTATCAACTGAAAAAATGCCTTGGGAATAAATGGCTAAAAGAAAGTCTCCATGGGACATGGGTGAATATACTCCCACTAAAGAAGATACTGAAGCTATGAGATGGTGTATAAAAAATAAAATATATATTTCACCTGTAGCTATAAGAGAAGCTAAATGGACTATAGAGGTGTTAAATAACGGTGTATCAAACACAGATCCTAAAGAATATAAGAAAGTAGATATATGGGTGAAGATATACGAATACTATAAATATTATAAAGACAAGTATGAAAAAAAGATTTAATAACGCTAATGAAGCATATGAAGGTATTATAGATGAAATACTACAAAAAGGTATTGACTTTGGTGATACAAAGGCTATATTCAATTGTGGTTTTTATATAGACAATCCTTCAGACAAGGTAATAACAAATGCTGAGCGTAAGTGGAATAAAAAGTATGCCGCAGCTGAATGGGCTTGGTATTTATCTGGTGATCCTAGTGTTGATAAACTAGCTGAGCTATATGGTAAAGTACCACCAATATGGGAACGTATGGCTGATAAATATGGTCAAGTTAATTCTAACTATGGTTATCAATGGCAAAGAAATAACCAATTGGGTCATGTAGTTAATAAGCTAAGAGATAATCCAGATACTAGGCACGCTGCTATAAGTATATACGACGCAAAAGAACATGATAGATATGACAAAGATACTCCTTGTACCTACGCGGTACAGTTCAGTATAATAAACGATAAGCTTTGTATGTCTGTCTATATGCGTTCTAATGACGTCTGGTACGGTTTCTGTAATGATCAGTATCAATTTGCATCATTGCAGGAAATGGTTGCAGATATGTTACATATCGAGACGGGTTGGTATTACCACCACGCTCATAACATGCACCTGTATAACAATAAACTATAAAAATATGTATTATTTATACCACATACCAGGTAAAAAGATAGGGGTTACACGTAATCTTAATAAAAGAGTTACCCTTATGCAAGGCTATAAGGAGGGTGAGTATGAAGTTCTTGAGCAGTCAGAAGATATAGATTATGTATCTAACCGCGAAATAGAGCTTCAACAGTCTTATGGCTATAAGAAAGATAGAACACTTTATAAAAATCTATTCAAATTAAATATGAAAATTAATCCAACAGAACAAACAAGTACATTTCCAGTTCCAGTTAATAAATTAAAAGGACATCTTATGGATAACATAGGGTTAAAATGGAAAACACCACAAGGTTATGATTTTGAAATAACGAAAGATAATATACCTTGGATAACTAAAAATGCAATTACCTCGATGTACAACGACAATCGAAGCTATATTTACAACAAGGCTTTTTATGAAGCCTTTTTTAGTCCAAAAGATACAACCTAACTCTACATATCCAGAGAAATTGTACTCTTATCAAGACCAGTTTGAGCTAATAAGAGAGTGGGCTACTGACAAAGGAATATACAAGTCGGGTGATGCTAGAACTCAGTTTGTAAAACTTATGGAAGAAGCTGGTGAACTTGCTCAGGCTATATTAAAAAACGACGAGCCTGAAGTAATTGACGCTATTGGTGATATGGTTGTTGTTTTAACTAATCTAGCTAAGCTAAGAGGTCACAATATAGAAGACTGCATAAGCAGCGCTTATGATGTTATAAAATCTAGGCAAGGTAAAATGGTTAATGGAACATTTGTAAAACAGACACTGTAATGAGAATAAAAACAGAAGACAAGATAGTTCAAAAAGTACTAGCTAAAATGGATCAGCGTAGTTTGGTAGGTCAAAAAAAGTATGGCGCTACAATGATGCAAGAGATAGAGGGTCAGGAAAAAGATCTTGACAGGTTTTTAGTTGATGTTCAAGAAGAGTTAATGGATGCTTTATTATATATTGAAGCTGCGAGACGTTGTTTGACTGATGAAATAGAAGAGGTTATGATTAACCGCATGGATATTATAGGTCAAAACGGTAACACTGGTAAACATTATGAAGAAAACTTATAAACGAAAAAGCGGTAAACGTGGTCCAGTAAGAGCAAAGAAGATATCATATGATGGTATCGACTTTGCTTCCGGGCTTGAAAAGTATATGTATATTGCTTTACGTAAAGCTAGAATAAAAACAAAGTACGAAGGAGAAACATTTGTTTTACTAAGCGGTTTTCATTTTGAAAATGAAGTTTATGAAAGGCAAGCCAATGGCAAAGGTGATTATAAAAATAGGGGTTGTAAAAGAATACTACCTATTAAGTACACGCCAGATTTCATAGGCGATGATTTTATAATTGAAACTAAAGGTAGAGCCAATGAATCATTTCCGATGCGTTGGAAAATGTTTAAATTATTAGTGTCTAAACAGTTTCCTGGACATACATTATATAAACCTCAAAATCAAAAAGAATGCGACGAGACAGTAAGGTTAATCCTTTCGAAGCAAAAAGGATAGCTAAACAAAAGTATGCCGAGCGACAAATTGACAAATGGGTTAAATGGAGCTGGGAAGTAAGAGGCAGAGTAAGATCAATAGATATAGAACAATTACATAAAAGATATAATATTATATGCACATGAAAGAAAACGAAAACGAAACGGCTTGGATAATGGAATTTGGCTTTTATCCAGGGGTACTACTAGGATTTAGATCTTATGTAGAAGAGGATTTCTCAATACACGTACTTTATATACCGTTTTTTGATGTATCATTAAAAGTATTTAAATAATGGGATTATTTGATGAGCGCATAGCGTATAAGCCGTTTGAATATCCTGAGTATTATACTGAGGGTTGGTTAAAACAAGCACAAGCATTTTGGTTACATACAGAGATCTCAATGCAAAGCGATATAAAAGATTGGAATGAAAAACTTACAGAAAAAGAAAAACACCTCGTCGGAAACATTCTACTTGGGTTTGCTCAGACAGAATGCGCAGTGTCCGACTATTGGACTCAGAAAGTTGTTGGATGGTTTCCGAAACACGAGATCCAGCAAATGGCAATGATGTTTGGCTCGCAAGAGACAATACATGCGGTTGCTTATAGCTATTTGAATGAGACTTTAAAACTAGAAGACTATGAAGCGTTTTTACACGAGCCTGCTACAGCAGATAGATTTGATAATCTTGTATCTTATACTGGCAACAGTAGAACTGGTATTGCTAAGTCTCTTGCTGTATTTTCTGCATTTGCCGAAGGAGTTTCTTTATATTCTGCTTTTGCGGTACTTTATTCTTTTCAGCTTAGAAACCTGCTTAAAGGTATTGGGCAACAGATGAAGTGGTCAGTAAGAGATGAATCTTTGCATAGTAAAATGGGTTGTAGATTGTTCAGACATATGTGTGAAGAAGACGATCAACTGTTACATTTATGTAGAGAAGACGTTATAAAAGCTGCTGAAACGATGGTATCTTTAGAGACGAAGTATATTAATAAGATGTTTGAGATGGGTGACATTGAAGGCATTGCAGCGAATGATTTAAAGCATTTTATAAAAAAGAGAGCAAATGAAAAACTTGTTGAACTTGGTTACGTCGATTTGGGTAACTACTTCGCATATGACAGTAAGGCGGCGAGTAATCTTGATTGGTTTTATCATCTTACCGGGGGCGTCACTCATACTGATTTTTTCGCTATTAGGCCAACGGATTATTCAAAAGCTAACGAAGGAGAAGACTTTGAAGACATATGGTAATTTAGATATAACACAAAAAGAAATAGAAAAACAATTATATGAACGGACAAAAACAGAGTAGGCTAGATAACTTAGAGAAACGTATGGCTGCTGCAACTAATGTTATTCAGCAAGTTATAAATGAATTATCTCATTTAAAAGATCTATCAATAGGTACATTAGAAACAATTAAAAATATGGAAGGTTATGAACAAGCTATCGAAAAGCTTAAAGAAAAAGTGGCTGCAGAATCTGGTGAGACAGAAGAAGCTGACACCAGTGGAAAGACTTTCGAGTAGACTAGGATATATGGGGACTTCATTTATGATGATGAGTCCTCATTTACTACCCGATAAAGTAGGTATGATTACATATGTAATAGCAGGTGTAATATCAATACCACAAGTATTTGTAGCTAAGCAGTGGAATTTAGTTGCAGTTAATTTAAACGTAGCAATAGCTTACATAATATTATATTTAACATAATGTGGAACAATGAATGGATCAAAGGAGAAGATTACCCTACGTGGGGTAATACGGACGTATACAAGAAGACAATATCCGGGGGATATTTACTTGACGGAGAAACGCCTAGAGAGGCATACCAAAGAGTCGCTAAAACAGTTGCTCGTAGACTTTATAAGCCGGAGATGGCTGAAACCTTTTTTAATTATATTTGGAATGGTTGGCTTTGTCTTGCTTCTCCTGTCCTTTCCAATACTGGTACAGATCGCGGTCTTCCTATTAGTTGCTTTGGTATCGACGTTGCTGACTCTATACAAGACATAGGACAAAAAAATCTAGAGATGATGCTACTCGCTAAGCATGGCGGTGGAGTAGGTATCGGTATAAATCAAATCAGACCCGCCGGCGCTAGAATTACAGGTAATGGAACATCAGACGGAGTCGTACCTTTCTGCAAGATATATGACTCAACAATTCTTGCAACTAATCAAGGGAGTGTCCGTCGTGGAGCTGCCTCAGTTAATATCAACATTGAACATGATGACTTCGAGGAGTGGCTTGAAATCAGGGAACCTAAAGGGGATGTTAACAGACAATCGCTTAATCTTCATCAGTGCGCAGTTATTGGTGACAAGTTTATGCGTAAGCTTGAACAAGGAGATAAGGACGCAAGATCTAGATGGAGTAAACTACTTAGAAAACGAAAAGCAACTGGAGAACCGTATATTATGTTTAAAGGAAATGTTAACAAAGCAAATCCAGAAGCATATAAAGACAACGGATTAAAGGTGCATATGACTAATATATGTTCTGAAATAACATTAACAACAGATGAGAATCACAGTTTTGTTTGCTGTTTGTCATCATTAAATTTAGCAAAATATGAAGAATGGAAAGACACTAACCTTATATACGACGCCACGTGGTTTCTTGACGGCGTTATGGAGGAGTTTATTCAAAGAGCAAAAGGACTTAGAGGTTTTGAAAATGCCATTCGTTCTGCTCAAAAAGGACGAGCACTCGGTTTGGGTGTACTCGGATGGCACACATATCTCCAAGAAAAGAGCATTCCTTTTGAAGGTTTACTTGCTCAGTTTGAAACAAGGAAAATATTTAGCCAGATTAAGATCGAAAGTGAAAGAGCCTCTAGGGATCTTGCTGAAATTTATGGTGAACCTCTTTGGTGTGTTGGTACGGGTATGCGTAACACTCATCTTAGGGCTATCGCTCCTACTGTCAGTAATAGCAAGCTTAGCGGTAATGTTAGTCCAGGTATTGAGCCTTGGGCCGCGAATGTTTTTACAGAGCAGAGTGCGAAGGGGACTTTCATTAGGAAAAACCCGACGCTAGTTAAATTGTTAAGAAAGCTTAAAATAAACAACAATGAAACATGGGATAAAATATTGGCTGACGGAGGTAGTGTACAGGGTATCGATGCTCTCGATAATGTTACTTTACTACATGACATACCTGCTAAGGAGGTTTTTAAAACTTTTAAAGAAATTAATCAATTAGAGTTAGTTAATCAAGCGGGTCTGAGACAACAGTATATAGATCAGTCAGTTAGTTTGAATCTAGCTTTTCCATCCGAGGCTACGCCTAAGTGGTTAAACAAAGTTCATTTTGATGCTTGGAAAAAAGGCGTTAAAACCTTGTATTATACTAGAACTGAATCTGTTTTACGCGGTGATATAGCTCAGCAAGCTATGAATGAAGATTGTCTAGCTTGTGATGGCTAGTATGCTATACACATTTATGTATAAGTAATTAAAAAAGGGCTCTCGTTATGAGGGCCCTTTCTTGGTTACAGGAACTTTTAGGTATGGTACGCCTATTTATTTTTGTTCCTTTTATTTTCCACAGGGTTCACCTGTTCTTACATTTACCCAGTTTTCTTTTTCAAACCAGTCACGTAATGTAGCTCCTTTCTTACGAGCACCTTTTACATTTGATTTACTAGATCTTTTGTATTTACCTGATTTAGCAGCTGTTTGCTTAGCTCTAATAACTTTTTCTTTCTCAGCCTTACTCATGGACTTAACTTTAGCAGCAGGCAAGCAAACCTTCTTAGTACCTCCACCTTTTACTTTAGATTTTTTATTTAATGGTGATCTTAGTTTAGCTGCATCAGCTAGAGCTTTGTCGTTACCAGTACCAATGCCATAAGCTGAAACTCTTTGTCTCATCTTATTAGTCTCTGGGCTGTGTAACACACTAGCGTAGCAATGCGCTAAAGGACTTTTATTTAACTTTTTCATTTATTTAGTTTTTTCATTGCTTTGTTTCTAGCACATGCCATTTTTTTAGCGTAGCTAGGATTTTTCTTTTTATTAAAAGCTATTTGCTGATTTAAACTACCAACAATTTTCTTTTTATTTCCTTTACGACTTTTAATTAACCAGCTAGCTAAGTCACCACAATTTAAATCTTTAAACTTACCGTTAGCATCTGGCGCGTCAGAGTCTTTCCACTTAAGCTTTTCTTTTGCCATTACAATCTTGCATATTTATAAACCAATTAGCTAGCTGCTTATCTCTGTTGGTAGCTTCACGCCTGGTTTTTAGTTTCTTAACTTTACTACAAGTAACATTACCTCCATATAGTTTATTTATACGAGCTTTTAAAACTCCTCTATACGCTTTAGCCATTACTTCTTTTTCTTGTTACCAAATTTACCTGGTCCTCCGGCTTTGGTACATCTTACTCCCCAGCCAGACGCATAAGCGCTAGGCCAAACTTTAAACTTCTTTTTTGCGGCTGCTTTACAAGCTCCACTAATCTTTGCGTACAATGGTGTCATATTATTTTATATTTAGTTTTTCCGTTTTCTTTATATGCTTTTAAACATCTTTTTCTATTTTCATCTGTAGAACAGTAGCTTACGTGGATCCAGTCTGGTTCTTCGTCGTCTCCAAACTCCCATATTAATTGATCAAAATCCAACTTGTCTTTAATGTAATTAAACATCTCAGAATTTGTTTTATAACCATAAGTGTCATCTATGTCCATGGCCCTACCTTCGCAATGCTGTGATGTAGAACTACCTCCTATAGCTTCGTTTAACTCTATTGATCTAAAAAAAGAGTTTATCTTTATAGGACCACCAACCCACTTACGTAAAGGCTCAAACACCTTATGAGCTAATATATACATGTTCGTGATCTGATATTCGTCAGGTGTATTTTTAATACCCATCCTTTTAGCTGTATAAGAATTTATACCTTCATACAGCGTTATATGATCGCTTATTTTATCCATCTACTTTCTTGTTACTCTTTTTCTAATTACTCCTTTTTTTCTTGTAATTTTACTTGGTTTTTTCTTTTCTTTTTTATCTTTTTTGTCAATACCTAACTCCCAGTCTTGCCAACCTCCAAGTAAACCTATACGTTCCCAGGTTTCAAGGTCTTGTGAAGTAGCGGAAACAACATTGTTAGCTTTTTTAATAGCTCTGTCAAGAGGTATATTTGTTAAAGCTGTAACAACATTAGCGCCAGCTAAAAAAGCAGGGTTATCTAAACTTAAACCTCTTGTCCTCATCTCTTCTTTGTTCCAATCATAAGATCTACCTGCTTGTTGTAACCTAGATAATTTTGCCGCTAAAGGAGGAGATATTTTAGCTGCTTCAAGAGCTATGTTCTTAAGTTGAGGCCTGTCTTTTTTAAGTTCTTTAGCCATTTTGATAAGTGTGTTTTTACCAACAGTTACAATAGCACCACCAACTCCAGTACCTCTAAGTATTGAATCTAACATGCCGTTAGCTATGTTCAAGTACTTCTCTTCTTTCTTCTCATCTTCAGGTTCTTCGTCGCTAAAAGCAAGAGCAAATAAAGCTTGCTGTAAAGCGTTAAATATAAGGTTTTGAGCTACTCCGTAATAAATTATCTTAGATATGTTTTCTTTACGATCCCCTCGGCCATTCTTAAGATCACTAGCGGCTTTTTTTATTATTCTAGCATATTGAGCTGGCGTGTTAGCAAAAGCCAATACAGTACGTCCTAATGAACTTGCTTGTTGCATAGATATTCTATCAGGTCTAGACGACTGTTGTGACTCTTCAGCTGTTTCTCTAAAATCTTCAAATGCTTTTTTCTCCGCTAATTTTTTACTATATAAATTATTACCGTTAGCATCCTTTTGTTTTAAGTACGTGTTAATTCTATTTCTATAGAAAGTAGATCCACCGGAAGCAATTGCAAAACTATCAGCGATTTGCGTAGGTAGAAAACCTAGCTCTAGTAACTTACTTATAACTCCTCTAACACCACCTTTTTTAGCCATGTCAGCAATATCTGCTTCGTTTACATTCATACGTAAACCTCCACGTCTTTCTTTTAAGAAGTCAGAGTTCATTAACGTCATAAAGTCTGCCCAGTATTGTTTTTGATTAGCAAATGCTTTAGCGGCTGCGAATATGTTATTATCTTTAAAATTTATAAAGTTTATAGCTGATATTGTTTGCAGCACCGCTGATCTAGTATTAAAGAACATTATTGCACCAACACTACCAGTTAACCAGTCAGTAAATCTACCTGTTAAAGTGTCTCCTGGGAAATTTCTATTTCTACCAGTCTTCATCCTTTCTAATATATTAGTCAATGCTTTTCTATAATTTAAACCGTATATAGCTTGAAGCTTATTTAAATTGTCATCACTGAATATAGCGTCTACATTTGATTGCCAATTTTTTAAATACTTGGCTCTTTTAGCGGTGTTCAATCCTTCAAGTATATCTGTTGTTATAGTTCCAGCAGGCCAACCTTCTTTTGGTTTTGCATAACCATCACCTAGTTGCATGTTTATTAGTTGATCAGCAAACGCCTTTAGTTTAGCGTCATCTGCTATAAACTTACTTAACTTACTAAGATCTCTTTTACTAATACCAGGAATATCCATTTTTTGCTTATTCCATATATATACTCTAACAGCTTGCTCTTTAGTGTAATCTGTTCCTTTTATTTTTTTAGCTAAATCCTTAGGTACAACGTCTAATTGCTTTTTAAGTTGATTATAAGTGTTTGTTAAATACACACGAGCTTTACTAAGCTTGTTAACAGCTTCAGCAAATGGGTCTATTAAATTAGCTTTATACCAAGCTAATTGATCATCACCAACTTTACCTTTACCAAGAGTAGGATATAACAAACCAACAAAATCTTCTGCTGAAGGAGGTATAAAGAAATTAAATCTACCTTTATTTTCACCTTTTGTTATAGCTTCAACAATACCATATTTCTTTTTACTAGGTATACCTGATTTGTTTTCTAATATCTTGTTAAAATCTTTACTTAACTTAAGATCAGATGCTTTAGATTGTTTTATTGTGCCTTTAGATTGAGTATCTTTATTTGCAAAATCAGACAGCAATTGTAGCTTTATACCAGCGTTATCTAGTCTATTAGCTGCTTCATACCTAACAGGAAATCCATTTTCTCCAGGATATTTAATTTTAACTTTATAGTCTCCTTTTGATACATCACCTTCTCTAGGCCCATTATATCTAAACCTATTATTAAGCTTTATATCGTTTTCTTTAGGAATAATAGCAACATCAAAGTTCTTCATTATATTATCAAACTCTGTCAATAGCTCAGCGTTGTTTTTACTTTTGTATATAGCCCTCATTAACTCTACTATAGTGTCAGAAGCTGTTTGAGTATGTTCATATACGTAGTCTGAGTCTTTTAAGCCTTCCTTGTACATTATCCACTTAGGTATAGCTGCTGTTCTGACCAAACCATCTGTGTTGCTATTTAACATAGTTAAAAACATTGGTACAGTAGTTACATCATTTGGATTTTCATCAACAAACTTCTTTAAAGCTACTGAAATTCTCTTTAAACCATTTCTTTGATCTTGAGCTGTTAAAACTCTATCATCTAGTGTTTGAATAAATTTACCTGAGTTTAATCCTACAGCTGATTGATTTTTTAACGTAGCTAGCTTTATTGTTTTCTTTTTACCCGAAGAGTCTGTAAAAGTAATAGATCTAAATCTAGGTTTCCATGTTATCTTTTTTAAACCTTTGCTTTTTCTATATTCGTTATAAGACTTAAAGAAGTCTTTTCTACCTTGAAATATTACGTTTCTAGTATTTTTAGAGTCTTCAACTAAAACTTTTTTACCATCCACTGTTTTAAACCCATAGTCATACCCTTTAGTAGCCAAAGGCAGTAGATATCTAACAAAATCTTCTTCACTAAAGCCATCGAACTCTTTGTTTCCTAGTATAGAGAACACATCTTTTTTTAGCTTTTCAACTATTTTCTTATCATTAAAATCTATTTTAGCATTTTTACCGGTTATAGCAAGGAAACTTGAATCAGCTTTACTAAGCATTATACTAGCTTTACCAGCACCAGTATCTGCTTGTTCTTGCTTGTCGGTTTGTTTAGATCTACCCGCAATGTTTATAACGTTAGCTACATAGGTTTTTGCAAAACCAGTTAATGTAGTACCATATTTACTTCTATTAGCATCAGATATTTTTTCAGACGGAACACCTTTTTCAGTTACACCAACACTTCTTTGAATATCTTTTATAGCGTCGTTTGTTATTCTACCTCTAAATTCTGGTTTTAATTCATATACTTGTCCTTGACTACTAGCACCTAAACTTCTACCTTTTGGACTAGAGATACCGGGTATTGCTCTAGTAACTGGCTGATAGAATTTTTTCATAAATTTATTAGACAATCCTATAGATACACCTTTCATATCTTTAGATACATCAATAATCTCACCCTGCTCACCTATAGTAGTTTGACTACCAGCAACATTATAAGGAGGCATTGTTTTGAAAAGTTTTCTAACATTATTAGGATTTATAAATAATGCTTGTAATGATTTAGCTTCACTATCTTTTAAAGTAGCTCCACCTTTAATTTTCTTACCTGGAACATTAAACAGCTCCATTGATACTTCGTCTAAATACTTATTTGTTAATTGTTTATACGTAGGTCTTTCTCCTTCTTCAACTTGTACTATCTTATCTATTTCATCAACTTTATCTCTAGCTGGTCCAAACTTTCTTACATCGATCTGATCAACTTCTAACACTTCACTAGAATCATTTTGTCCACCTAGTTCAAACTGATTAGTGTCATCTTCGATATTTGCTACTTCCTTCTTTATATTCTTGTCACTAGATAAACTTTCAGAATTTTTTAGTTTACCTTCTAAAGATCTTCTAAGTATTGCAGGGTATCTAAGAGGAAGGTTTTGGTTCATATAAGCACCAAAAGGAACTTCTTTACCGTCAACATTTGCTTTATAAGAATTTATAAGTGAAGATAGCTCCGAGCTAAAACCTCCTTTAAATTCATCGTAACCTACTTTTAGTTTTTCATCTAATACTAAGTTTTTACCTTTAAAAGCTGCTTTTTTTGCTAACTCTGTGACAGCACCTACATTATTTCTACCTAATCTATCTACTATAGACTGCCTAATGTCTTTATCTTCTATTTCTGAAATTCTATTAGCTCCTAGAGCTGTCATTTCTTTTACAATGTCTTCATTAATTGAAGCTATTTTTTTATTCTTATCAGATATACTTGGCGCTTCAAGTTTTTGCGCAGTAGCTTTTTTAACTATATTATCTATTTTTTTAATTTGCTCTGTTGATTTGATGTCTACATCTTCTACTACTTCAGTTTCAACTTGCTCAACAGCAGCGGCTTTTTCAGCTTTTTCAGATTCTTCTGCTTGCCTAAGCTTTATATCTAAATTATCGCGCTTTTGCTCGAACTGATACTCATCTATTTCTCCATCAAAATAACTATCTTCTAGTGCTTCTATTTCGTTTTGAATATCTTCAGATAGAGATGTTTTAAGCTTTTCTCTTTCAGGTGCTTGAAAAGTAACACCTTTAGAAACGTCTGATTGGAAATTTTTAACAAGATTAAAAACATCGTCAGAGTTTTCTAACTTCAACATCCAAGACATATCACCAAATGTGGATCTAATAGTGTTGTTTAAAAACTTTTTAAATGATGGTGCTGATTCTATATCAGATCTGTTTATAGCACCTAAAGATATAGCGTTATTCATTTGAGCTATAAATTCTTCAGCGTCAAAATCTTTACTATCTTCACTTCTATATTGATCAAATCTTTTCTTTAGACCATTATAGTCTTTTTCAGAAATAACTCCAAGATCTCTCTTTTCTTTTAGTATATTTTCGGCTTCTAGAACAGCGTTTTTAGCTGTAGTATCAAACTTTATACCCTTCTGAGCTACACTTAAATGGAACAGCTCTTCTAGCGGCGCGATAGCAGCATACTGAGCATCTGTACCAGTTGGTTTACTTGCTATTGTTTTATCTATAACAGTTTGGTTTACTATAATATCCCCGAATAATTGAGTAGCATTAAACTTGTTATTCTCTATGTTTTCTTTTAAATACTCAAAAGCATCAACATCTACTTCTTTTCCAGTTTCATCGTTGATAGCTTTAACTATTTTGCCTTTATACTTAGCAAGCTGCTTATCTAGGTTTTTGTACTTTATATTACCACCTTCTTGTATTTCACTTTCTATAGAAATAAAATCACCATCACCCATTTGAGTCATAGTGAGTTCATTAAAGAAATCATTAACACCATATAAAAAAGCAGCGTTAGAGTTTTGAGCAGCATCACCTAAAGCCTTGTTCATGCTTGCAGCCTTCTTAGTGTTTGATCTTTGTTTAGCGTCTAGAAGTTCTTGCCTAGCGGTAGCTAAGCTAGAGTACTCATCCTCTAGTTGTTTTTTAACTCGTTTGTTCTCAGCTTCACCCAAGTCACCTAAATTACCTAATTGCCTAAACTTACCATTAACTTGCCTCATTTGTCTATTAATGTCAGCAACTTCTTCTATTTGATCTGCTGTCATATACCTTAACTTATGCAAGCTAATAGCATCGCTAAGCGCTAGTTGTTTTAATATTTGTCTTTTTCTACCTCTAAGTTGTTTTGAATTATCTGGAGTTGTTGACTCATTAAGATCTATAAGTTCTCTAGCTAATTTCTGGTTATTGAATATTTCGCTTTTACTTCTAAATTCACTTTTAATGATGTTAAATACGTTACCAGCTGATTTAGGCCCCATTATACCAATAGTGCTTAAACCAGTACTTGCTAAAAAATCTTTGTTTATTCCCTCAAACATAGACTTGTTTTCATCTAAAACTAATATATCTAAACCATTGTGAGATACTTCTGTAAGTACTTCTTCTGCTATTTCACCACTAATATTCTTTGGCATAGATTTTAAACCTGCCAATGTTGCGCCTGTTAAGTTAGCTGCGAATCTAACTGGTTGCTTGTATAATTCTTTTTTAGCAGCTTTAACACCTATTTGCTTAGCTAAACCTTTAGCTGGTTCTAACATTTTTAAAGTACCTAAACTCTCAAAAAGCGTAGCTGTAGTTCCAGCTCCAAAAGATGTAAAAGCTTTTTGAAGTAGAGTGTAGTCTTCTACCTCTTCTAGTTCAGTAATTCTGTTATATATTTCAGTTTTCTGATCTATGTCTTCAGTGTTATCTAGTTTTGAGTATAAAAACTTTATTTCTTGTTCTCTAGACGCTTCGTCCGTTTGCATTTCTCCATATTTACCACCTGTTTCAGCTACAAAGAAAGTTCCTTGAACAGTTCTTTTACCAGCTAACCAAAGCTTTTTTTGATTTTGCAAAGCTTTTTTCCTAGCAGCATAGCTTGCAGTTTTAAAAGCAGCTTTAACTCCAGAAGCTCCTTTCAAAGATGCTAGTGCTGGCGCAAGTGTAGTAGCTATAGTGGCTGAATTATCTTGAAATGTTATAGACGTCCAGTCCCATACGGATAAACCATTTTTACCTATATCATCTATTGACGGAGATGTTGGTATGTTCTCTCTTTCAGAGGCCATACTTAAGTTGTAGTTCTTATTATTTTTTTGTATTGTCTCTATTACAGAGTCTACTTTTGCAGAATTTTCTGGGCTTGATAAGAAGGAGAGAGGAGTGAATCCGCCTATACCTGCTGCTTTAGCACCTTTCAATCCTAACTCAGCTGTTAAGTCTAAAAAGTTTCTAGTAGACTGTACAAAAAACTCATCAAAAACCCTACCAACCCTAGCGCTTGCACTATAATCTTGTTTTAGATTTTTTTCAAATAAATCAGAGTCTATTAAAGCTCTCCTAGAGTCTTCACGCATTTTAGAATAATCCTTTTGCTGTGAATTTACTAGTTTGTATTGGGAGTTTACAAAAGCCGGTAATTCATTAAAACCTTTCTCCTCCCATTGTTGTATTTTAGAGTTATAGGTTTGTATCAGTTCATTGTATTGATCAGCCTGCTCTTGGCTTGCGCCTTCAGCGTAAAAAGTAAATCTATCTATTTGAGTCTTAAGATCTTTAATTTCTTTATTAAGCGGCAAAGCTTGAGACTCCCATTCTTTTTTAGCAGTTTTGTAACTTTCAATGTTTTTTATTAAAGTTTCTTCTTGATCTTTAACTAAAAACTTTTGAGCTTCTATGCTTTCTGCTCCACTAGCGAATTTTGGACTAGCCACCATGTACTCTTGTACATCTTCTGAAACATTGAATAAACTGTTGTTGTATACTTTGTCTTTGACCTTTGTCTCAGCTTCATCATATATAGCTCTCAATTGAGACTCGTTTTGATCGTTTAGAGGTGTTATTTCTTTTGTTTTATTGTATTCTAAGTATTGATCATACTTATCACCTAAAGTTTGTTTTAGGTATTTAGTATAGCTTTCGTCTGAATCAAAAGTGGGTTCAAAAGATACAGTTGGACCCATTTGGCCAACCATAGTTCTACTTACAGTCGTTCTGTCGCTTCTGGTTTTTATAGGTCCAAAATACTCATTAGCTTGTACAGCTACTATGTCTTCTTTTGGTATATTTTTTATTCTGTCTTCTATTACATTGCCAGCTACAATTGCCTCGGCTTTTAATCTATCTTGGTTCTCTAGCTTTTTCTTTTGCTTTGCTAGTTCTCTAGGTAACCTTTGCCTGTCACGGTAACTTAACTTCCTCTTCTGATCAGCAGTCATTATTTTATACTGCTCTAAAGTTACCTCACCGCTTTCTTGTGATTTTTTAGGTTCAGGATCTTCTAACTCCGAAGAAGTATCTACCGATAGTGATTCCGTAACTTCTGGTTGAACACCCGCAATTATAGATGCTCTGCTTGGAGTTGCTACTGGTACTACATCCGCATCCTTTTTTGCAGCACCGTCTAACTTTTCCACTGTTTCAACAGTTTCTTCTAACTCGTTAGTGTCTTCATCTAAAACATTTATAAAAACAGCATTACTAAATTTACTTAAAAATTCTTGTTCTTTGGCATCAGATACATCATAAGGATTACCGTCAACTTCATATCTTTTTACTGGCATATTTTATTTAATTTTATTAGTTAAAATCTTGGTTAACGTTCTTTGATTTTTTGTTTAATAAATCTTTTAACTGTTTCTTTAAGATATCGCTATCAGGAAGTAGATCTATCAACGTCTTTACTCTAGTTGGATTATTTAAATCAAACTTCATAGTGTCTGTAAATTCAGTTCTTTCACCTCCGGCAGTGGTAGATCCTGATACAAAATCTAACTCTAGTGTTTTTGGAGTTTTACCTTGTGATTTAACTTCTGAAGTCGATGTTTTTATTCTTGCGTTAATAATAGTTTTTCCTCCAATTTTTTTGTTTGTATAGTAAGCACCTACAGATTTAGGCGATGTCATATTTTCAAGTGTTTCTGGAGCTATTTTAATTGCATCTTCTACTTTTATTTCAAACTGTGTTGGTTCACTTGTTTCTTCTGGTTCAACCTTACTTTGTTTATCTATGCTAAATCTAATTTCTTGACCTACTTTTATTGTAGAGCTAGGGTTAGCTGCTTTTATCCTTTCAACATCTTCAACGGTAGCTAATCTAGTGCTACCAAATTCACTTGAGAATTTTTTATTAATAGAGTCATTTATCAATGCATCTTTTATATATTCTACTCTTTTACTAGGATCTTGCTCAGTTTCATTGAATTTCTTGATAGTCATACCACCTTTTTCTAATCCAAAAGTAAGGAAAGCTTGAATTTCTTGATCTGAACCCGCCATTATTCTACTAGCTTGACCGCTCATAACTGACTCTAAGTTATTTCTTATAGTGCCAATGTCTAATATTTTCTCTTTAACATCGTAACCACCTTCTGTTCTTTCAATTTCACTTACTAGGTTTGTATTTACAGAACCCTTATCATTTTCTACATTAACCTCTTGGTAAACCTTAGAATAGTCTGGTAAAGCTGGAATATCTGTTACAAGCTCACCATCCCACTGTCTTACGTCTTTTTTGCTAGAAAATTTATAATAAACCTTATCTCCTTTAGTGACTTTTTCTACATCTTTCAATTCACCTTCATCTAATGTTTCCGCAAAAGTACCACCTTCATTAAACTGTTCTACAGGAACTAATGTTATACCCTCTACAAATATTTCTCCTTCTTTACCTTTATACGTCTTTCTGTCCTCTATAACATCATCATTGATCATCACATCTGTATCAAGTGCATAGTGTAATAATTGATTAGAAAATCTTTCCTTCTTATTACCTCCTTTATAAGTCCAACCTCCAGGTTTTGTTTGCATATCATCACCTTTTTCTTTTGCATAATCTAATCCAGACATAACGTTTGCAAAACCACTAACAGCTTCAGCTTGATACATTTTAGCGCCATCTACTATTTTATTATACTCTTTTCTTTGGTCTGTACCTAAACTAGTATTTAAAGCTAATTGAACAGAAGCATCTATAGCCCCTGGTTTTCCATCAGCACCATTTAAATCAATTTCAACTTGCTTCATAAATTGCTGAGCTAAGCTTAACCCACCATTTTTTTTGATTTGAATGTACTTATCCCTAGCCGCATCCATATAAGATGCTCTAGTAGCTGTTGTTAGCTTTTGTTGAGCAAGAGCTTCTTTTCTAGCTTGAGCTGCTTGAGCTGCTTCCGCTTTTCTTCCTAGCTTCGCTAACACTTAAGATTCCTTGAGCAACTTGTTGCCCAAAACCAGCTATTGCTTTTCCCCAAACGTCTGTAGATCTATCTACGATTATAGGTGGATTTCTATAACTCATATTTTTTTATTTTTAACTAACTCTTGTTCCATAATTATCATCAAGCCCAAAGTCTTGTGTTACGTCTATCATTTTAAATGAGGGCTTACCTGTTGCCGGAGCCTCTACTTTTTTCCAAATGCTCCTATAGCACTAGAAGCTATACCTCCAATAGCTGAAATACCTCCAGCTATAGCGCTCGCTTGAGCTTGGTTAGCTTGTGCCTCTTGAGCTTGGGCTTGCGATATTGCACCAGCTGCTCTATCCATATCAGCATTAGTTCTGTTTTCTTGAGCTTGAAACTTAAATTGCTTACCAGCAGCATCAGCAGCTTGAACTCTTTGGCCTTCAGATATAGCAATACTTTGTAAACGTTGTTGCTCGGACATTTTTTGAGCTTGAAGTTGCTGCTCTCCTTGAGCTTTTAGTTTTTCGTTTTGAGCTTCTTGTTGTTCTATGTTTGCTGCCACTCCTTTCTTACTAGCTAAAGCCGCTTGCGCTAACGCAGTTGCTCCACCGGCACTTGATCCTGTAGCTCTTATCGTGTCTAACGTATTAGCTAAAGCTATATCAGCTTGTTCTATTTGTATCTCAGCAGCTTGAGTTGCAACACCAAGGCTCGCAAAAGGGTTTGATAGTGAGCTAGATAGATCAGATGCTAAACCAGATAAGTCAGTTGTTGACTCATATGGATTTATAACTGTTTGTCTACCAGCTTTTAAAGTGTTTAGCTCTGCTTCAGCTGCTGCTTTTGCGTCTCTAGCTCTACCTGCTGCTTTTTTAGCTTTACTAGCTCCAACAGCAGCACCTACAGCTGATCCTACTGCGCCTACTACAGCTGCGGTTACTAATCCCATAATTTATATATTTTTTATTAGTTCGTGTGATGGGGTTTTATCTACAACCCAACCTAGTTTTTTATGTGTTTCTATCAAATGCTTGTTTCTACCTATACTAAACATATATTTTTTACCAGAATCTTTACAAACGTTTTCTGCTGTAGCTATCAAAAGCTCTATAGCTCTTTTACGATCTTTATCTCTGTAATCTGGATTTGAAACTATCCATTCTAGTAATACAGCATCGGAATTTGTGAAGTAAAGAAAACCAGCAACAATAGGTTGATTATCTTTTTCAACCATTAAGCCACCCGTGCCGTTATCTGGTAGAAAGCTTTTAGGTGGATTTTGCCACTTAGGCCATTGTTCCCACCAGTAACAAAGAGTTTCCCAATCGTTATTAGTAAGTTTACGTACATTTAATTTCATTTAATTTAATTTAATATGACGACTCTACGTATTCAGTAGAAACGGCGAATAATTCTTTTTTACCAGGTAAATTATTATCAACACTCATTGAAACTGTAGCGAAGAAACCTTTAATACCTGAGCTAGACTGGCCCCATGTAACCTCACCAGCTCTAGATACACTGTTGTTTATAATATTTGCAAAGTATTTACCTTCTTTTGCTTTAAAGTTGTTACGTAGTAGTTGATTTTCTAGATCTTGTAAATTCGATGCTTGTGTAAGTATGTTTATAGATTTAGATATAGGTAGAGCACTATCAGATGAAGTTTGCATTGAATCCATTTGCCAGTCTATACTACCTTCGTAGTTTATTGTTTTAAAGTTCTTAACTAATGATTGATTAGAGTTAAAAACAAAATCAACAGAAGACGGATATATCACGCCATAAAAAATTGCTCTCCTAAGTTGATTATCAAAAGTATAATGTTGCCAAATCTTACCTTGGTGAGTAGAATAAAAAGCTGTATTCAAGCTAAACATAAACCCAGGCTCAAAGCTTAAGAAGCTAGTCCAACCGTTTACACTTTCATCAAAATTCAATGTTTGGTAACCGTTACCACCTCCGCTATTTCTTTGTATAGATACTACATAGTTTTTATTATGTATGTCCCAAGCACCGATTATATTATCTGATGAATTTAAGTTACCTAGATTGTCTCTAAAAAAGTCTTGCATACCATAAGATGATATTTCAGTTATACCGTCCATAGACAGCCTTAAAACAGCATTTCTTTTTCTATCAGTAAAGTACTTTCTATAACCGTAAACAGCAAAAGACTCTGGGTTATCACTTATACCATACTTACCACCATAAGGTACTATTTCTCCTATCACCTGTGTAGAAGATGTTATAGCTCTATTTCCTTCAGCGGAGTATATAGCGTCTTTATCTATTAAAGCTCTACTAACTTTATCTTCTTGTAAAACTATTAAATTAGTGTCTTCAGCATAAAGCTTCTGTATAGATCCGTTAGCAGGATCCGCAGATTTAGTTATATCTTCGCCTACTGAAAAAACGTTAGTTCTATTTATACCAGTTCTAGAGTTAAATACACCAGAGTATATTATAGAGTTAAATCTATGTTGTTGTTGGTTATTTTCTTCAACTAAATAAGCTTTTACTCCAAAATCTACAGAAGTATTATTATAACCGCCTCTTATCCTAGCTTCTTCGATATACCAATCGTTGTCATCACTAGAAGCGTAAGCACCTGGAATTAAGTCTTCTACGACATTATCCGCAGCATCAACTATTGACTTTATCTTCTTTATCCAAAAAGAGTTGAAATATTTTACTTCTAAAGTTGCTGACATATCTTTATTATCACTTATTTTATTAATATATTACATTAATAGTCTTCATTGTAGTATACCCTGTATCTAAGGTCTTGATAAGTACCGCTAGTGAGGCAAGGTTGTCTTTTAGTTGAACCAATACCTGAACCACTAAAAGGTTCAATAAAACCTCTTCTAGTTCTACCATCATTTGGATCATCTACAACACTTATAACTTTTGCATTATATATACTAGCTATATCGCTACCGTTTGTAGTTGAAGCATCAGGTGCGTAACCATAAGCGGTGTAATCAGTTTGCGAAGAACCAATTAGTTGACCAGTAGTTAATGCCGTGTCTGAGAAAAATTGTTCTACAACGTGCGTGTATGGAGTTCTAGTGTAAACAGTTTCAGATAAAGCCGCAGCACAGGAATTTGGAGCTGTAGTAGAAGAAAAAAGCGCTGCTGTGTACTGAAAATAATCAGCGTCTCTACCAGTACCACTTATCAAATTAATGCCTTTGACTGGAACACATGTAGGGTAATTAGCATCACCAGCATTTATCCAGCACTCTGCAACACCTGTACCTATTCTATAACCTCTACACTCTATAAAGTATTCTGCTTTTTGTGTTAAAGCTATAGGTATGTGTATTTGAGAATTAGTACCAAGGTTAATGTTAGTACATGTAAATCTAGTACTTTGAGCAGGTGCTATCCATCCTGCGCCAAGACCGACATTACCATTGTCTGAGTTTAAATCAACACTATTAGTACTTACAACGCCCATAGTAGTCCAAGTGCTACCACTGTTAGCTCTCTTCCATATTCTCCATCTAAATAAAGCTTTACAATTAAGGCCACTAGTTTTGCTAGCTTGAACCATCAAATCAAACAATACCGTACCAGATTGTAAACCGTCAAAAGATACACTTTGAACATTACTTTGAGTAGCTACAAACCCAGGAGGCAGTCCACCTAGAGGTGAGCCAAATCTCCAACCAAATGAAGACTCATTGTTGTTTCCTTGATTAAACACTTGACTTCTTTGTCCACCAATAATATCGCTTACTTGGCAGCTAGTAGATAAATTACAAGCAGCAGGTACAACTCTTATTGGTTGATCATATATTATACTTGTCAACGTTCCAGCTGACTCAACACCTTGAGAAGATATTCCTCCAGTAGTTTGATAACTCGTTAAAGCATCTTTTACTTTTACTTGAGATTCATAATAGCCTTCGAGTTTTAAACCTCCCCATGAGATATTTCCATTTTGTGAGTTTATCAAAATAGTAGAATAAGGCATTCCAAAAAATGTGTAAGGAGGAGGTACAGATTCTAAAAACGCAGCTGTTTGTGTACCAAAGTTACTAAGACTCAACGATCCATTAGCCGGCAACCCAACGTTACCAATTGAGAAGCTAGCGTTAGGATCAAGAGCTTCGTAAAACGGTGTAGTTAACAACGGCAATACCTGTGGTGACGGCGTTAAAGTTGGTGGAGTTGTAGACGAAAGAAAAGGTTGAATGTTAGTTAAAGAACCTGTAAAATCAAAAGTAATAGCATTGCTATCACTATCAACTATAGATAAAGAGAAATTATAGGTATCGGTTATATTGAACGAGTTAGAGAAATAAGTTAAATAGTTATTATTTATTTTAACTCTATAAGCACCGAAGTTTGGGTCACCTGTAGTTTGTTCTTGGTATATATCAAAAAAGTCTAAAGTATTAGGGGTATTATCTGTAACCGTTAGATTGGGTTGTCCAGTGTCTATTAATTGAGCTCCTTCCGGTGAAAGTGGATAGAAATAATCAGTTATCCATGGAGAGTCAGCTGCACCTGTAGTGTTTCCAAGACCATTAGGGTTTTGGTTCTCATTGAACTCAAAATTTATAGCTGTTAAACCAACTGGGGCATCCGAACCAGTTAATATATCTTCGTTTAGATCAGAGATTAAACCAGTTGTAGTTGTTTCCCAAAATATATCTAATAAAGAGTTTACTGGTTCTGTTTCATAAACTGCTAAAAAAGGAAGCATATCAGCTTCTGTAACACCTATAGATTGTTGCAGTGTAGATATTCTAGCTATTAGAGGATTTGTATCTAATTGATAGAAATTATCAACACTAGCTACCTCGGTAAAGCTCATGTTTAAGTCATTAGCTGTGGCTATTGTAGAGGCTGTATCTGTTGAAGATCCTGGAAAATACTGCGTATTAGATGTTCCAGAGTTATTTTCAACTCTACCAAATAGCTGCACAGAACTTCTATATTGTTTTTGATCTGGACCAACTTCAGATAAATCTCTAGGTATCTTATTTATATTGTCATTTAATAAAACTACATGAGCAGTTTTACCATCTTCGTTACTAGGGTAAGGACTAGTACCAGTGTGGTCAGGGTACCCATCAAGTATTCCAGGTAGATAACAATTGTAATAATCTTGTTCAGTTTGCTTTACAACAACTTTGTAAGAGTACCAACCAACTTGGTTTATTATATAAGCAAATTTTATATCATTGGTTAGATTATCTTTATGTAAATAGCTTTTACTTATAGATCCATCAGCTGTTGCAGTGTATGAAATTGTTCCTGTCACAGAAGTAACTTTAACGTAATCTCTATATTCACCTCTTAAATAATCACCTACCCTAGGTATACTGGTGTTATCTGGGTTATTTGAATCTAAGTTAAACGTTAATTGATCTTGTGAACTATTCAATGAAGATGAAGATATAGAAAAACCTATACCGCTAGCTGCACTATCTTGATACTGAATAGCATAAAGACCTGCTTGTGTTAAGTTATTTGTGTCGTTTACACCATTTGATATTTTGTTTTGAACAACAACTTTTATAGCGTCGCCAAACCAATTTCTAATTACCGGCTGGGTGCTTCCATCATAGTATTGATTGTAGATAGTTGAACCACCTACAAAATCACTACTACCAGTGTCTAGAGAGGTTAGATCTACAGGTGAGAGTATTACTGGAGTTTGTCTACCAAACTTATCAGCAAGAATAAAACCAACTTGATAATTTCTGTTTTGCTTTACTGTGTGATTTGGATATTCTACCCATGAATCAAAGTTGACAGTTTCTTTAGAAAAAGCACCAACATAATAGTCAATTGAATTGGGTGAAGAGTATCTATCATAGAAATTACCATACATAACTCTATTACCAGAAGTCTCTTGAGATAGGGCTCTAACAGGTACTTTATCGTAAACTCTAGTAGTCTCAAATTCAGGCAGAGTTTTGTAAGGTTTTCTTGATTGGTACTGGTAAGAATATATGTTTGTTTGTAGTTCAGAAGAAGGTATACTACTTATGGGTAACGTCTCTAAAACCTTAACAGTTAGAGCGTCTGACTCTTTGTATAAAATCTCTAGGTTTGTTATTTTATATTCTTGTTCTAGATTAACTCCTTTAGATGGTAGAGGTATCAACAATTCCATGTTGTTCATCTCGTTTTCCATAAACTCCAATATGGTAGATCTATAAGAAGCATCTTCATCACCATCTCTAAAATAACCTTTTTTCTTAGGAACGTAAGCTATTTGAGTGAAAGGAGCCATTATAGAATTTTCTCCGTCATCAAACTTAAATCTATATGAAAATCTTACGTACCTGCTTTCTAGTAGATCAGGGTCACCTGGCCAACCAGTTGCAGGATCTTCCTTAGTCATGGTTGATTTTAAAAAAGTAACAATTCCATTGTCACTTATATCAGCATTGTAAGCTACAGGCACTGTAGTAGCTCCTTCTTGAGTAACTAAATTAACGGTTGTGGCAGTTGTACTGTCTACAGTTACAAAATCAGAACCTTCTATAGCATTTACATTATCTACGTTTTTAGCGACAACAAACATTCCGTCTTCTATTCCGTCAGTATCTTCAACATTAATAGTAGAGCTACCAACAGCGGCAGATGTTGTTTTTTTAGTCACCTTTTTTAATAAACTTATAGCTTCATAAGGACTGTATTTAGCTACGGATATTGTGTCTTCGGTAGTGTAGTAATTGGAATTACTTAATGCTAAATTTATGTTTATCTTTCTAGGTTGATTTCTATTATCTGTAAAGAACAGTAAGTCCTCTATCAAGCTAACGCCTAAAACTTTGTTCGTAGTAGAAAAATTTAAAAAATCTCCAGAAACTACTATAACATACCCTGGGTTGTCTTGATCGTATACACATATGTGAGACTTGTAATTTCCAGCCAAAGGAAAATCACCTGATGGGCTATAAGTGTTAGCAATTGATAAATAAGTTGGGCTAGAGGGATTTGGGTCTTTATAGTTTGTTACAAAAGTTATTATCCTATTGTTTGTACTGTCCGAAAAATACCCTATAATCTCACCAAAGTTAGCATATCCTATAGGTAGTTCTTCAGTTATAGTGGAGTTACCTATGATGTTTTCTAACGCACCTACGTCAGCATCTTCTGATTTACCAACGGAAATGTTTTGCGCATCACGATATTCTCCATTAGGTATAAGCCTATCATCCAAATCTTTATTCATTTTGGATTTTAGAAAAGTATTTTTAATCTCAGCCATTTAATTTATGATTTTATCCACTTGGATTTACCTCGCATAACTTGAACAAATTCGCTTAGTTTTATGTTAGATAATCTTATTTTAGCATTTCTTAATTTAGCACTTTTTTCTTGACGTAATCTTTGAACCAAATACTCAGGTTGATTAATTCTAGTAGAAACTATAGCATGCAAGATATATGCGTACATAGCTTCTTCAGCCATCTTAGGGACTCTAGTATCTAAGTCATAAGCTAAACCATCAGAGATGTACTCTAAAATGATCGTACGGCCAACTAAGTCATTTGAGAAACAAAAACTATTGGTTCTTTCATTAATTGTAAACCAGCCATTTATTTGGCTAACTTCAGGTTGTAGTCCATAAAAACCACTTTGCCAAGCAAAACCTTGACCAAAACCTCCACCGTAAACATCAGCCCACACAGGTGATCCATCTTCTAATTGATTATTTATAACACCAATGCCGTTAGTATTCCATCTTTCCTCTGTTATAGAGCTTCCTTCTATGTTATCTCCGAAACTATCTTGCATAGGTATACCTTTGTCATCTTGCAGAGGTATAGCTGTTGGGTTACTAGTTAAAGTGGTTGGATATATAATATGCTTAATACCTGACTGATCTATCCAAGATATGTTTACATAATTAACGTAGTCTTGAGGTATAGGTATACTTAAATTTGGAGGCACACTTAATTCTTGTGATCTTACGCTCTTCAATGTATCATAGCTAAACTCTTGCATAGCTCTTTTAGCAAAAAATACAATATCTGTTCTTTTTGCAGATAATATCATTTTACCATCACCAACGTAAGCTACTAAAAAGTTATTTATAATATCGTCTAATTTAGTATATGCGTATGAGCCATAATTTTCCTGCCTAGCAGATTCCACAAGCTGTATAATAACTACATCCCCTGCTAACAAAGAAGTAATAACAACAGATCCATTAACTAAGTTATAGTCTGTAAACTCTGTTTTGAGTTGATTGTTTATAAATACCTGATAGTTAGAATTTTGAGCACCCTGTATAGTCGGCTTTAACTCAGTGTCTCCAACCCACTTTATACTAACGTTTGAAGCGTTTGAGTCTGAGACATAAGCTTGTTGACCGGAGTAGTAGTGTGCATTATTTTCTGTAATTAAACCCATTTGTTAGCTTTTTTGATTTATTTCATTTTGTTGTATTTCTTTAGAGGCTAATTGAACTATTTGGTAATCCTTAACAACCACACCAGCGTATAGTAGTATTCTTGTTATAACATCCACTTGCTCTGAAGAATGTAATTCGAAATCTTGTGAACCAGCGGCTACGTATTCATAATAGTTTTCACCAGTAGGTATTTGAAAATTCCAAATAACATTTTTAGGTTTTCTAAGAAAAGTTGCTTCTACATCGGTTTGTATTGTTGGAGGTTTTATATTCAGCTTACCGCTTTCATAAAGATATACTGGAAAGTTTTCGCTAGGAAGAGTTAAATCTGATTTATCTATATTATAAAACTCAACTCTTTGAAGTCTTTGAACTTCTATATCATCATAAGTGACAGTACCTAGTCTATAAAAAGCAAACTCACTAGCATTAGGAGTATCATCGTAAACTATAGCTGTACCTGTTAAATTATCTACAATAGGTAGATTAAAAGGTGGCACGTTTGGTCCAACAGTAGCACAGGGGCCTAAACATTTAAATGTTGATATTTTGTCATCTATATCAGTCTGCCTATTACTATAGTCAAAATCTGCTTGTGGTACACGTAGCTGCTGATTTAAGTCGTCGAAATATTGTTCAAATATATCAAGCTGAACTTGTGTAGCTGTTTTATTAAACTCATCAGGAGTCATATAACCACGTTGTTCTTTATTCAATATCAACAAAACGGTCTTATATACTTTGTCTACGTTTATAGCCATTTTGTTTTATTTATTCAGAAAAGTTAGTAAAAATTAATCTAGATTTTGATCTTTCTAATTTGTCTATTTTTTCTATTAATAATCTTTGTAGTAAGTTTGGGTTTGTCTTTTCTCTATTTGCTAGTATAGCGTAAACCATACAGGCGTATAAAGCTTCTTCTGCTAGTTTTGGAATAGCAGCAGATTCATCTGTTGTAAGAGCATTTGATAAGTAAGTCAACTTAAAATTAACATAACTTGTGTTAGAAACACTAAAAAACATAGTCCTAGTACTATAATCTATTGAAAAATTATTAAGCCCTGGGTCAACATAAGCCTCCTAGTACCAGTATATGCTACTTGAGTAAAAACTGTTATAGGTACATTACCGATAGGTGCAGCTCCAACCTCGATTGTAGTCACAAAATCTTTGGGTAAGTTAAGTTCATTTCCTGACGGCATTGCTAATTCGTCTATTGTAAACTTACTTTTCAATGTTTCATAAGCAAATTCTTGTAAACAACGTCTAGCGTGGAATATTACTTCTGTTCTTTTTGAATCTGGAATAAGTTTACCAGGCCCAGTGTATGATATTATAAAGTTATTTATTATATCATTCAGCGTTATAAAAGCTGTTGTTGTTTTTGTATCTGTTGCTGCCATGTTTATTATTTTTGATCGTTAGCGTTTATTTGTTGTTCTTTACCGTTAGCTAAAGACATTACAAATTGATCTTTAGTCATTACACCTGCGTAACCAAGTATTTTATCTATCAACAATGGTTGATCTGATTTATGTATTTGAAAGTCTTGAGAGTCTAACTCATTATATACGTAATGACCTAGTTCAGTATCTACATCAAATCCCCATTTAGGATCTGCTGGAAAGTACAAGTAATTTAATTGAACAACACCAGTACCATCTGGTATAGATTCTGGGTACAATGTTATCTTATTTCCTTCGTATATGTATACTGGGTAGAAAGATGTAGGAGCTGTTAAAGGAGATTGATTAGTTGTAAATAACTCATATTGTTGTATTCTTTGAGCCTCTCTACCTGGCACTCCTATAGTAGGGCTGTTGTATATAACAGAGCCTAATTCTTGAACAGATTGTGTAGGTATAGCTACGTTGTTAGTTAAATCAACGTTTTCAGTTGTTTTAAATATAGATATTTTTTCATCTAACAAAGCCATTCTATCAGCGTATGCTAATGAGGTTTGAGGCATTCCAAGTAGTTGATTTAAATCATCAAAGTACTGAGTAAAAATTTCTTGCTGCGCTTGAGTAGCAATCTTGTTGAACTCATTAGGCGTCAACACTCCTCTTTTTTCTTGTTCCAGTACAACTAGAACAGCTTTATAAACTTTGTTTATGTCTATAGCCATTTTCTTTTATTTTAGGTTACTTGTTAGAATATAGCCGGCCATATTTATTGACCGGCATATATATATTTATTATTACATGTTATATAAACTTTTTCTCTATAGATTTGAAAACTTCTAATCCTTCATCAGTTTTAAAGAAAGCAGCCATAGCCGAGTATGGGTGTTCGTCAAAAGGAACAGTCATAAGTTTTTTACCATTAGAAGCCCAGACGAAAGTTCTTTGATCCGCTGATAGTTTTATTATACCTGCTTCAGTTGCTTTGATGGCGAAGTTTCTTAATTGAACATTTTCATCATTAGCTAGATCGATAAATAAATATGGATTATTCTTAGCGAACATAAGAAGATCTCTTTTTATTTCTCTACTAGTCATCTTAGATACTTCAGAACCTACTTCTACTCTTAATATAGCTTCTGCTTGATCAATATCCATGGATTTAGCAGCGTTTAAAGCTTCAATCTCCATTTCCAAATACACTAGATCGTCAGTTGCTTTTTCTACTTTACTAAACTCATAATACTTAACGTTTAGAGAAGGGTGATAAATAGATAATAGTTTCTGTAAATTTTGTTTTTGTTTAGGTACAAATAAAGTACCATTTTTAAATATTACATGACCAAGTGTTGATTCACCTTTTTGTTTTTCTACAAGTGGTGAATTTTGATTGGTTGCGTATCTTAATTCTTTTTGCTCCCCGGTTTTTTCATCGAACCACAACAAAGGAAATCTACCAGAATGTCTTGATGGTAGAGTAGCTGTTAATGGAGTGTATGAACCTTTTAAAATATAAGTTCTATCTTTAATCTCCCATTTTGGTTCAGCGGGTGCTTGTTTTGTTTTTATAGGCTGAGGTGCAACCTCTGCTTTTACTACTGCTTTTTTAGCTTGATTTGCCATAATATAATAAAATAAAAATGTTAATAAAAGTAATAATTACCCCCGTCAATACAACGAGGGTAAGAATTACAGTAATTTACTCTTGTATTAGTCAGTAAACAATACGAAGTTGTTTGCTGCTTGTACACATAAACATCTTTCAGATAAGAAGTGTACTTCCATTGCGTCAAGATCAGAAGTGTAAGCTCCACCAACAGATCCAGTTAACCAAGACTTCATACGTCTGTCATCACTTTGAGATGCTCTATAACGTACGTGTAAGAATGGTCTTCTGATATTAGTTCCTAAAATTTGATCATAAACTGTAGAAGTTCCAGCTGGTACTAAGATACCTTCGATACCCGCGTCAGCAACAGCTCCTCTTGTAGATGCATCGTTTAAGTATTTCCAGTCAGTTTTATAGAAGTCGTAAGAACCTCTTCTAAATCCTGAGAAACCTAAATTTAATGCCATATCCTCTGAGTTTTCAAATAACCCATAAGCAACACCACCGTTTGGTCCAGCAGATACTCCACCTAACATGTTGTCAATAGTTAAAGAAAGTTGACGATTAACAAATAACATGTTTTCTTCAATTGCTCCTTGAGTATCTAAGTTTTTAAGAATCTCGTCAAAGTCAGTTAAATCTCCAGCAGCAGGTGCAAATCCAGAATAAATATTACCTCTTGATTTTACAGCAGCAAATAAACCTTCAGTTCCTTTGTACTTAACATCTCCAGCGATAGCAGCAACACCAGACCCGGCAGCAGCTTTAGTTCCTTCAACTACAGACATCTCTAAGTAATCTTCAAAACGTAGTCTAGTTTCAGACTCAGCTTTTAAATACCATAAATATCCTCCAGTTCCATCTTCAGTAGCAACTTCAACCCATCCAATCTGAGCAGCGTCAGATCCAGAGATAGCGTATTTGTCTTTAATGATAATAGGTGAGTTAGAGAATTGAGTAAAAGAAGGAGTAATTGACTTTATATCAGAATCTCCTGTTCCTTTTTGAAACTCAGAACCGTATACAAAGATTTTTAAATCTGTATCTCCCACGGTGAAAGTAGCAGCAAGATCAGCTCCGGTATAAGTAGCAACTGTAAGAGTAGCTAAAGTACCAGCTCCGTTGTTTACGCTATCTATAACTAACGCAGTTACTTCTTGTCCATTTGCAGGATCTAAAACCACGATAGTATCGTTTTTAGAGATAACATTGTTTACTTGAGATGTTCCACCAGTTACAAATGTTAAAGTAGTTGCTGTAGCAGCAGTTACTGCATCATAAGCGATGTGTAATCTATTTTGCTCAGACCATACTACTTGGTCAGAAGTCATAGGCATTTCAGCACCTACCATACGTAAGAATCCAGATAACGTTCTGTTTCCGTAACGCTCTACTTCTTGTTCATAAATTTCAGGTAGATATTGTTGTGCAAAATCGTTTCCTGATCCATCTGTAAAACTTAAATAGTTGTCAGACAGTAATTGTTGTTTTTGACTCGGTTTAATTGAACCGAATGCGTTGTTTAATGCCATTTTTAAATGATTTTAAATGTTAAATTTTTATTTTTTTTATTTTTAATTTTGACGAACTTAGAGCACCTTCATTTAACACCTTTACCTTGATACCATCTTTAAACCCTGTTTGAGGCGATTGCCTTAGAGCTTGACTTGGATTTTTTGAACTGTCTATAACTTGTTTGACAGCGTCAGCTTTTCCTTGTTCATAAAAATGATTAGCAATAGTATCGACATTAGCAGCGGCGTACATTGCCTTGTGATAACCCGCTGGGTCTTTAACACTACCATCTTTGTTAAGGAACTTCCCTACGATGTTACTAATGTTTGACTGGGTTTCTGCAACTTTACTAGGATCTTTTACACCATACCTGAATTTCTTTTCTCCCAAATTGAAATCAAAACCTTTGAAATCTTGTGAGAATAATTTTTTAGTCTGGTTTTTGAATAACTCGTGTTGTTGCTCGGCTTTGCCTTGCTCTTCGTTATATCTATTGAAAAAGTCCACAGCTTTTTGTTGTTCTTGAGTTACGCCCGGTCTCAACTTGATCTCGTCGTAGTATTTACTCTTTGTTTCCTCTAAAAAGCTTTTGGCTTTTGCAACTTCTTCTTTAAATGCAAGTTTCTTCTTGCGTATATCTCTTTCCTCGTCTAAATCTTCATCATATGAAAAATCCTCAAGCATGAGATTTAAATCCTCACTGTCTAAGTAAGGTTTTGTTTTTTTATAATATTCTCTAAGTAATGTGTCGTTGTCAATATTAGAGTAGTCAGCATTTAATCTAACGTAATCGTTTATTGTTCCACCAGTGTCTTCCATGAAAGAAACTAACTTTTCTATATTTTCTGGTAAATTAATTCCAACACTATTTTCTACAATAGCTTGTTCTAATTGCTCTTCTATAATTTCAACTTCATCTTGATAATCTTCTTCAGTTACCTCTTGTATAATAGGTGTATTATCTTGAGTAACTTCTGTGTTTTCAATAACCTCTTCTTTAGTGGTTTGTTCCGCCTGATCCTCTTCAGTTTCAATTACAACTTTAGTAACTTCCTGCTCTTCATTGCTTTTAGATAGATCTACTTTTATAGGTCCATCTTGTTGTTTACCTAAATTTTTAGGTTTAGTCTTTTTACCTTTTAGAGAAAATTCTCCCTCTTGTTTTTCTTCTGACATGATATAATATAATTAAATAGTTAATATTTGCTTTTATTTAAAGCTAAACTACTACAGCCCAAAACCACTCAAATCATCAAAAGCAGATGATTCAAAGTCTTTAGGTAACTCATCATTTTGTCTTTGAGCTATCATTTTTGATTGCTGTGTAGCTTGTATTCTTGTTCTTTCGTCTTTACGATCTTCTAGTTCAACTTCCCTGCTCTTTTCAGCATCAGCTTTTATTTTTGCTAATTGAAATTGATAGTTGAACTCTTCAGCCATTAGCTCTCTTTTTATTTGAGCTTCAGTCTGCATTCTTTGTATTTCAAACTGTGACTTAGCTTGTTCTATACTTACTTTTTCTTGAGTAAGAGCTTGTTGTTTTTGAACCTCAGCCATTGCAGCTTTTTCAGCAGACTGAGCGTTTGCTTGCGCTTGAGCATCTATGTTAGCTTGTTGATCAGCCATCTTTTGTTGATGACGTTTCTTTTTCTTAAGCTTTAATAACTGGTTAGCCATTTTTAAATTTCTAACCTGTCTTATATCTATAATATCATCAAGGTCTACACTTCCTGTTTGCAACGCTACTTGTAAGTTTTGCTCTAGCTTAGCTTTTTCTTCTTCGTCAGGCTCTAATTCTAAGTATATACCAAAATCATGTAAGTTTAAGTTTTCAATTTCACTAAGTGTTTGAAAGTTGTAATTAGATATACTTTGCTTTAACGAGTTTGCTGTTAATGGGTATGATAAAGAATCTGCTATTTTTAAAGAAATATTCTCACATACTCTTAAAGTTAAAAACAACTGAGCCTGCATTAAATGCCTTGTCGCCGTATTAGACGCATTAACTGCCATTTTTTGTAAACCTAATAAAGAATCTTTATCTGGCGTAGAACCGTCTCTAGCTTCATTTAGACCAGTTACATCTCTTATCATCTGTAAATAGTACTGATAAGTACCTATTAAACTCTGTATTTTAGCTTGACCAGATGATGAAGATAGTTCTTGAATAGGAACTTTACCAGCGTTCATACCTCCGTCTTGCGTAAGTGATCTACCTACAACACTACCTGTTTGGAAATACATATTAAGAGCTTCCGCAGGATTGTAACTTGTACCATTACCTAAGTCGACTTCGGCTAAACCATCCATATCTAAGAACACACCATCTGGTACTATTCTAGACATTACTTGCTGTAGCTTTAAGTGAGTTAACTGAATCATATCAGCAAAACCTGTTATTCTACTTACTATAGACTCTATTCTACCTTTGTAAATTCTAGGTGCGCATATAGAGTAATTCATTTCTACTTTCGTTGTGTCAGCAAAAGGTCTAGACATATTCTCTGCTAATTTCCACTCAAGCATATGGTTGTTACCTAGAACCTTAGCTCCAGTATACAAGACCTCTATACTTCTACTTACTCTTTCAAAGTTGTCATTAGAAGGTGGATCGAAACTGTCTGTTTTTTCTATAGCTTTTTCTAAACCGTTGTCTGTTGTTTTTATTTTGAACACTTGGTTCATATAAGTCTTGTATTCGAAATACATAACTTGAACAGTGTTTGAATCATAATTACCCCAACCTGTTATATACTGAGAATTACCTGGCATTTTTTGTATAGCCTCTAATTCATCTTCAGATATATGTGGAAACTGTTTTTTTAATTCAGATATGGTTATAGACTTTACTTCACCAACATAATATATATCACCAAAGTTAGGATCTTCAGTATATGAGTAAACCATATAAGCTGGATCAACATAGTCAATAGTTACCCCATTTGATGGGTTGAAGCCTGTTTTTACTGCAGCAATACCTAGTACTGTTAAATCGTGATTTAATCTACGTCTAATTAAGTTATACTTATTTCTTGCTAAAGTATTATTTATTACTTCTTCTTCAGCTACTTCAACACCTTGCTTGTAAGATAGTTGCATATGTAGTTCTAACTCTTCAAGAGTAGATGGTAACTCTTCTTGTTTTAAGTTTGATCTTGAAAAATCTTTTCCAGTATTTTCCTTAGCCTGCTGTATTAAATCTTGAGCAACCATATCTGCCGCTATTTCGTTAGCGTGATCGGTTCTTTTCTTTTGACTTTCAGGGTCTTGCGCGTAAGCAACTATATCATACTCTTTGTTAGACATACCATTAACTACAATATCTACGAACTTAGGTATAACTGGTACTGGTTTCCAATCTAAATTTAAATAAGATAAATCACCGTTTATAGATAATTCATCTTTGTATTTAGCTATTGACTGCTCGCCTCTAGAATATAATCTAAGTTGATGGTAATTGCTATAACTTTGAGCATATCTATTACCGGAACGACCTTCTTGAAACCACTCTCCTTCAATAGCTCTAGCTACTTGAATACCATAATCTAAGCTTGCCTTAACTTCGTCACTAACTACTTGGCTAGGAAAAGAGCTATTACCATTGGTGTATACTTTCATTTATCTTATAATTTTTGACGACGTTCCCTTGTTGTTGTATCGTTTTATACCTAAATCTATTTTTTTATGCTCTCTTTTAGCTACAGGCGTATACCTATTCTTATTACAAGCCATTATAGCTAACCCCGAACTTATAGAGGCATCGTGTTTTGTTCTATTGTTTATATTAAATTTAGCCCAGTCTTCCAGTGTCCTTTGAAAATACATACTTCCATAACCGTTAGGTGTGTTACCTACATTTTCTTCTATATATGTTTCTATAGCTGCTGCGTGAGCCTGTTTCATGTCTTCACTTGAATTAGGTACTCCACCTATCTCTCTCTCCGTAACAGATAACTTATTATATATCTTGTCTGGCCTGTTCATTGAGAAACCTCTGTAACCTCTTCTTTTGAAATGGTACAATAATCTAGGTTTATTATTCTCTGCTAGTATTGGCATTCCGTAAAATACACAAGCCATCAATACGTCTTCAAAAAATATCTCAGCAGTTTGTGGTCTAGCTATATACTCTAAGAAAAATATATTAGGTGGTACGTTTTCCATAGAGAACTTTGTTAAACCATGTAACGATCCATTAGAACCTCTATTGTCAACAGTACCTGATATATCATAGCTATCACAACCAAAAGCTCCGCAGTGCTCATTACCAGGGTATTTAATACCATTTTTTATTACTATTTTATTTTGTAGTTCAATCTGTGGTACCCAAGATATTCTAAATCTACCATCTTTGTTTGGGTAGAACAATACTCTACTATCTTTTACGCCATTCTCCCACATAAAACTACCCGTTGTTATTGTTGAGGTGTTTTGTAAATCAGCATTGTAATCTATTTGTTCGTATATCTTAGTTAGATTAAACAAAGACTCTTTTGCCTCATCTCTAAAAGCATGTTCTTCTGTACGTGGAAACTGTCTATAGTATTCATTTAAACCATCTTGATCATCTTTTAATCCATCAACCTCATTTTGCCAATGCTCTATTACTCCTTGGTTTATAATATCACCTAAAGGATCTAAAACTTCCTTATCCGGTGTATCGAATACAGGTAATCCATAAGAATCAATGAATCCTTCGTAGTTCCACTCCATAGGAATGAACAAACTATATAGTCCCGAGCTAGTCTGACCGTTGCGGTTTCTTTTTGTTGCGTCGGAATCATAGTATAATTTTTTAAAATTCTCACCACCTTTATCTAAAGCGTTTGATGTGCTTCCCATCATACACTTACCTATAACCCTAGAACCTAAACGTAAACAAGTTTTTGTAACTCTCCAGTTGTTTAATATGTTTGTAGGTCTTTCCCATTTACCACTTTCATCGTGGACTAATAGTTTTAATTTTTCACCATCGTACGAGTTGTCCCCAGTGTTCTTCCAGTCGATCGTCGTGTCGAGCCCGGTGATCTCTTGTAGCTTTTCATTGGTGTCAAGTTTTTTTCTAGTAAACTTGGACGCGGGAACTCTGTACGCAAGCTCCGTTTTTGGCCTGTCCATACCGTCCTGGATTGGTTTGAAGAAGAAGGGATAATTAACCGAGATGGGTACCACTTTATCAGTAAACATCTTTTTCGCATCTGGACCAGACTTTGATAAAATTCCGAATCTGGAGTCTGTGGATATTGTAGCTTGATTAACCGTTTCGCCTGAGGCCATGAAAGAAAACCCTGACCGTCTGTTCTTAAGATAGCACATTCCGTAACAACGTACATCTGCTTTGCAAGCTTCCCAGAATATAAAGAATAATCTGTTTGATTGCCTAAAGTCTGGTTGCCCAACATCAATTTTGGACCACTGCAAGTACATGTAGTGAGTACCAGTAATATAGCAAGGAGCGTCTTTGTTATAAAACCAAAAACCTTCTTCACGTCTTTTAAACTCTTTATCAATGTAGTCATACCATTTTTCTTTAAATTGTGAAGGGTGCTCATCCCAATCAAACACTGATTTTATCTTTGAAAGTTCTTTAGGGTATTCAGTGTGCCTCCATTTCTCTCCTTCAAACGTAATAACTTCATCTTCTTTTGGTAAAGCTATTTTAATATTTTGTATTTCGTATATATCACCTATTTTACCAGTTTTACTGATAACAATCATATCAAATTCCTTGTTATAACCGTACTCCCACTTGTTGTATCTATTTTTCTTATTTATAACCTTAGACTTAACGTGATCAGGTAATATTTTATATAGTGACTGCTCGTACATTACTTAGATCTTCCTTCAGCAAAACCTCTGAAACTTTTTTCTTTAGTCTCTGTAGGTTTTTCATTTATTCTATCCTCTTCTTCTTGTATACGAGTAAGTATCTCGAACGCATCAAATATAGCTAGCTTCTTTGTAGCTGCTGCATTTTTTAATCTATCAGCAGATATATCCTCGTCAGAATCAACAATAGGCTCTTTAGCAACCTTAATTAATTCCTCAACTGCTATTTGCCCAGCTTGGATTATATTCTTCTTCGTCTCCTTTGTATTCATATTTAATTACAATATCATTTGATTTCATACAGTATAAACGCTCTCCGTCAATTATAAATTCAAACTCACCATATGGAGTATAACCTACTAGGTCACCAGGAACGATTTTAACGGCTTCTAAGGAACTATTACCATATCTTAGTATTCCTATAAGCTTTCTTTCTTTATCCAGCGTTAGATCATTATTATCTAACAGTGGTTTTACGAAACACCTATCTCTAAAAGACTTCCAATCATCACCATTGTTATATAGGTATATTTGATCAGGTGAGCAAAAGTATAGATCATCTATAAACTTAGATCTACTGTCTTTTCTTTTACCTCTAATATCAAAAAAGCTTCTAAAAACATTATGATGTATAATGACTATATCACCTTTTTTAATTAACGTAGAATATGCTGATGGAGTAGAAACTACCACAGCTCTATTGCTGACAGCTTTAAAATCTTCAGTATTGGAGTTAGTTATAAGGCTTTTGTCACCTACCTTAACTTCGTTGTCGTATCTTTTATTTGTTGGTCTTACAATAAAGTCAAATAAACTCTTCATTAGTACTCTAAATCATATTCAACAGATATAGCCATGTTAGAATTAAACTTCTTCCATGGCATTACCTCATCTTTCTTTTTGATATAGATACTGTAAGAGTTATCGTCTTCGGCGTATAGTATAGCTGATATAATATGACCTCCGTAAACTTTTTGACCTACAGCATAATGCATTGCATCATTTTTGTAATCAGAACCTATACTTATTTTTCTAACTACAGAGCTCATTAATTGATTGATTTAACAACTGATAAATCAGATTCTTTTTCTTGTTCAATTACAGTATAACTACCGTCTTTCATATCGATATTTATAGCGCCATACTCATCTTCAAGTTCTTTTTTAGTCTCTTGTATTTCTTGAGACACAGCAGCTTGAGCGTGTAAGGCTTCGTGCTTTCTTACTTCTAAAACACCTATATCAGTTAATATAGCTTGAAGTTTACTTTGCTGACCTTGAATTTTTTCTAATTGTTCTTTTTTGATTTTTGACATTTTGATTTGATTTAATTTAATATGTTTTTACTTATTTTTATTATCACTTGATTTTTTATTTTTTTCCCAAGTACGACCAACAAAGTAAGCACCGTATACTGTTATTAGCAACGATTGGAATATAGGTGTGTAAGATTCGTCTACTTTAAAGTCTCCTATGTTACCATCTGCAAAAGATAAAACACTAAATACAAATGTTAAATATATTAAAACCATAGGTCTTATGTTTTTAGATAACCAACTATCACTAGTCATATCAGCTTTCCAGCGATCAGTAACCTGTACCTGAGCCTCGCTATCAGCTTTTTCTAATATTTCCTGTATTAGTCTTTGAGCCTCTAGTTTCTCTTCTTTAGTTGTGGTAAGTTTATCAATAACGTTCCCAACTTCTTTTATTACACCGCCAGTAAGCCATTGAAATAATTTCTTCATTTTTGCCGTATAGTTTTATGTAGAAACACTACATGCTTGAATCTTTTAATCTTTTCTGAAGTTGGTTAAACTTTTTAGATCTTTCGCTTTTTCTTGGGTAGGGATTTTTTGCGTTCATCTGTTCTTTTTTAGTTCCAAAAGATTTAAAATGTTTTGTAGGATCTTTATCAAATTTTTCTTTAGCATCTTTTTTTGTAGATGGATCAGGAGCAGCGTGACCTTCAGCGTGAAGATATAAAGCTCCAGTTTTGTAAAAAGGTGGTTTTGATGCGTTTTGTAATTTTGCCATTTTTTTATTTATTTATTTATTTATGAATTTTTATAAGCCTCAGCTTCCCAAGGTAAGTTTTTAGCTCCTTCTTTCATTTGAGCTCTTGAATATTTTTTACCTTTCCAGTATACATTATCATCGTCGTAATCTAAATCACCACGTTTTATTTGATCAATATGAATCATCTCGTGGTCAATTACTTTCTTACATTGACTCGGGTTTAAATACTTGTTTATAAGTATTGTGCCATTATTGTTAGCCATACCTAAAACACCTTCCTCCATATCAACTTGATATATAGGAGTATTGTCTACTTCATACGGTGGTTTAAGTTTAAATGCCATATTAGTACTTACAGCTTTTCTTTTTAGCAGGAGTGTCTGGTTTTGCTTTTTGAAAACCTGATTGACAATGTTTAGAAATAAAAGATCCCTGCATCTTAGCTGGTGAATCTCCGTAAGCCATTTTAGCTGCAGAGTCAGTATCGTGTCTAGCGTTTTCTAAGTAATGTAATCTAGCGCTTGCGCTTAAGTTCTTATTGTATGCTTCTTTTTGATCGTATTTTTTACCTTTTCCCATGATTGTTTATTTTTACCATTTAACCTTATCAGCCCACCAAGCAGCAGACATTTTACCTTTCTTTATATTTTTAGCATGTCTAGCTTTGAAACTAGCACGTCTAGCTTTTTGCTTAGCTGACTCACCTTCTTTAGGTTTACCAGCAGTGCTAACTCCTTGTTGTCCAAATCTAATTATTTTTTCCTTACCTCCTGAACAAGCTTTAACCACGTGGGATTTAGTAGGGTGACTTGGGGTTTTCTTAGGCTTATTGCAAGCCATTTTAGATTTATCTAACTTTGCCATTTTATTTTTTGTTTAAGTTATACCATTTTTGAATAGTGTAACCAATAGACACTGCTAAAAGAGTTAATTTAAGTACTACATCTATATTAGACATAGACACGGCTAAAGCACTAGCATTTATCATATACAATTTTATATCTCCTAGTGATCCCATTTTATCTTTTAGCTCTTTGAGTGATTGGTCCTTTTAACGAATCACAACCGCAATCAGCCAATTTTAACTTCATACCTCTAGATCCACTACTAGATCCTTTACCGTGTGGTCTACCTACTTGACTTAGCGGCCCGTCCCATATAGTGTTTTCACCAACAACGCCCCCAGCGTTTACGTTAGCTTTTATTGCTTTTTCTGCCATAATTATTTGTTTTTTATAATTTCTTTTGCTTTATCATAATCACCACCGGCTTGCTCCATAGCTAAGCCAAATGCATTACCTTGAAGAGCTGATGGATCTTTAACATATGGTGTAGCTTGAATATCTCCAGCTTGATTAGTTAAAGATCTTTGTCTTTGACCAACATCTCCAAACATCATGTTTCCAGCGTTAGTTACAGACTCATTAAAAAGCGGAATAGCGTTACCTTGCATGTTTGCTGGAGATGGAGTTTCATAAGTCATCTGTACTGGTGTTATCTGAAATTTTTGTCCTCCAAAAGGATTTGAATTATCAGTTGGCCCGCCAGGCATAACTGGGTTTTGTTTTATCATAGATGAATTATCAATGTTTACTTGATCATTCACACCCATTGATTGAGCCGCTTGCTTTGCTTTTGCAGCTTGTGCAATTCTAATACTATTAGCAATCAGTCCACTTTCTCCAAAAGTATCTACTCCTTGTTGTAGTTGATCACTCACGTTTAACTGTGAAGACATTCTACCAGCTGTAGCCGCGCTAATAGCAGCCGCACCGATGAATTTGTTTGGTGATTTTTTATACATAGTTATCTTTGTTTATCGTTATTAACATTATATATGGCTGTAGTTAAAACTTTATCCGTGTAACTATTACCTTTAATTATTTTATTTCTTCTTGAGCTAGTTGGTATATCATCTTCACCTAGCATTATTCTATATATTCTATTTATAAGTTGCTTACATTGAAAAGAAACTTGATATATGTTATAGAGCTGTGTAGTTCTATTTCTAGGTCTCCATACTTTTATCCAGCCAGCTTTTAAAAGCTTATTCCATCGCCTATTGTCCCAGCTATATGAATAAGAACCAGTTTTAAAGTCTTGTTTAGAGAAATGATCCATACAGTCAAGATATATTAGAAGCTCTAAATCAGCATCATTTAAGTTGTTGTTTTTACAGGCCCATTTACGTATTATACGATAATGTTTTAACAAGTTCATGTCTTTAACATCTCTTGCGTCTAGTCTTTTCATAAAACAACAACTACATCCTCTAGTTTGATAACGTGATAAAAATCTTTATCTATTTCTATTCTGTGACCGGCGTGTCTGTCAAAGAAGATAATATCACCTTTGCTTACGCCAACTACATCACTTCCAATAGAAATTATACTAGCTTCTATATATCTAACATCTTCTCTATGAGATTCTGCAAGAAGCAAACCACCTTTTGTTTTAGTGGTACCTTCTTTTGTTTTCTTTATAATTAAATTTCTACCTATTGCTTTCATCTCCAACTCTTAAGTTATTAATTACACAATCTGTAGATAATATAGTAGTTGCTACTGAAGCCGCGTTTCTTAAAGCGCTTTTAGTAACCAGTAATGGATCTATAATACCAGCTCGTACCATATTTACGTCTTTACCTGTAACCACGTTTAACCCTCTATTTTTCTTATCAGGATAAACCAATTCTAAACCAGCGTTTGATAGAATAGTTTCATAAGGAGCTTTTATAGCTTCTAGCAAAACTTCTTCACCTTTATTTTTAGCCTTTATATATGTAGACGCGTTGAGTAGTGCAATACCTCCTCCTGGAATTATACCTTCTTTAATTGCGGCTTTTGTAGCACAGATTGCGTCTTCGACTCTATCTGTCTTTTCTTTAAGTTCAATGTCTGAATTCGCTCCAACCTTAACAATTGCAACCTTAGCAGATAAACGTGCAAGTCTAGTTTCAAGTCGTATAACGTTTGCAGGAGATTTTTCAGTTTCAAGCTGTTCTTTAATTTTGATAATAAGCTCATTTACTTCTTCAGGTGTTTCTTTTATTTGTATTATAGTGTCTTGTTCTCCTGTTACACTCTTAACACATTCACCTAGTTTATCAACTGATATTAAATCTAAATCATCTCCAAGGTCTTCATTTATAATAGTAGCTCCAGTTAACATTGATAAGTCAATTAAAGTGTCTTTCTTGTTAATACCAAAAGTAGGTGCATTAATAACGTTTACTTTTATATTACCTTTTACCTTGTTCATCGCTAAAGCGGATAGAACTGGTTGGTCTATGTCAGCTACAATTAATAATGATTTATTGTTTTTAATAACATATTCTAGTACTGATTGTATTTGCCTAATGCTATCAATTGGTGAATCTACTAGTAATACTAATGGATTATCAAGTATAGCTTCTTTTGTTGATTTATTAGTTACAAAATTAGAGTTTGTTATTCCTTTATCGTATTGTACACCGTCAACAATATCTACATAGGTTTCAGAGTCACTAGTTTTTTCCATCATAACAACTCCAGTTTCTCCAACTGCTCTAAAAGCATCTCCTATAACCTTACCTAGATTAGGATCATTATTTGTTGAAATTGTAGCTACAGAGTCGATCATATCACCTGTCACTTGTATAGAGTTTTTTTCTAAGTATTTTACAACTTTAGCAACAGCGTTATTTATGCCGTTCTTTAAATCTCTATCGTTATAGTTTTTATCTAACTTATAAGCATGCTTAAGTATGGAGTGTGCTAAGACAGTTGCGGTTGTTGTACCGTCACCAGCTTCTTTAACTGTTTTTCTAGCAGCTTCTTTTAAAAGTGTAGCACCCATATTTTCTACAGGGTCCAACAACACTATTGAATCAGCTACTGTTACACCGTCTTTTGTTATAACAGGCCTACCACCACCATCTTCTAGTATTACACACTTACCACTAGCTCCTAAAGTAGAACTTACAGCTTTTGTTAGTTTTTCTATTCCTTTAAACACCGTATTCTTGGCGTCTTCCCCGAAATTTAGGTTTTTGACTATTTTGTCTGACATAATTTAATTAAATTTGATTTGATTTGATATATTTATATCATCACTTGAAATAACGGTTTTTTACTATTTTATCTCAAGCGTTACACTGGTAGTTGTTATTAAGTTGTTTATTTTTTATACCCATGGTACCCCACTCTTAAGCGGGGGATTCACAATAGCTTCCTTGTTAGCTAAAGCTGCCGCGTCTATATTTGTTTCTGTTTGTAAAACAACCCCAGCCCCTAAATCATCTTTAACCCAGCTCAATACCACTTCTTCAGTAAGATCTTCGTAGGGAATATAGCCAGTCCCCGGTACACCTTCGTATTCACTAATAAACACTTTACGAGCATAACCAGGACCGTCTTTTTTCTCGCACACCGTAGTAACTTCCACTACATACCCATCTGATACTTGGTGATTCATTTCTAATACTTTCCAATTTGCCATTTGTTTTATTTTATGTCATTCTTATTTTAACTGTACTTCCAGTTCTATATAATTGTCCTACTTCAACTCCGCCTGCCGCTGCTGCCGTGTCATCCGTATAAGAAGAGCTATAGAGCAAAGCCCACGCCATAATCTGCATAGAGTCACCCGCACTTGTATCGCCCGCGGATGTTGGTTTGCCCCTGAACTCCCAAGCTGTTCGTCTTGTTTCATTGTTTACCCCAACCCCGAAAGCTACGGTTGACCTGCCGTTTATGTTACTTGTTCTAAGGACAGTAGGATCAGAAAATTGCCCTAGAATAATAGTATTGTCCGTAGCGGGTTTATTTTCTCTACCAATTAAATAAGTTCTTTGTTTGTATGAAACATCGTTATTATCCCCTATTGCAAATGATTTAAAATTAATATTACTATTTCCAAACCCAAATGCATATGCTTTTTCAATATTGGTGATGCTAATCAAGTCGGTATTTATGCTATTATTAGTACCAACGGCCACAGATGCAGAAGCTTCAATTGTATTAGACTTTCCAAAAGCATATGACTCATTGCGAGTAATTACATTTTGTTGGCCAACTGAATATGTTCTATCAGCAGTAGAACTACTACCAGCACCAATAATATAAGCCCCTTGATTGTCGCTGTTTACAATATTAGACGTACCTAAACAAAGTATACGATCACCTTTTACATCGTTTAAGTGCCCAAATACCAGTATAGACCCAAAACCATCACCTGTTTCCGCAACTATATTTCTATCACCTAAAACAATAGTGTCAATAGAATCTACGGTGTTATCTCTACCAATTACAAATTGTCTTGGAACGCCTGAAGAAGTAACATTATCAACACCAGCCACAAAGCTAGTTCCGCTATTTGTTTGGTTCCTTTGCCCAACAGTTAATGAATAACTACCGGCAATTTCATTATTTATACCTATAACAGCTGAGTCCACAACATCTGTCAATGTTCCTATATTACTAGCTCCTACAGCTAAAACTCTTGCTGTGCCACTAGCAAAGTCATTGTCGTTACCCACAGATAAAGTATAGTTACCTTGTGAAGCAGCGCTAGGGTTTGACCCTATAGTAATATTGTTACCATTATGTTGTTTAATAGCAGAGTCACCTAACACCCCATTTGGACCATCTGACCATATTGGCAAGGTTTGGGTTGTAACGGTACCGTCTACAACATCTTTCCATCGCACACCGTCTCCGGTTGAAGTTAATACTTGGCCATCATACCCCGGCGAGTCGAACTTATCTTTTACAATATTTTGAAAAGTTGTCTCCCAAAATGTAGATTCAGGAGCTATTAAAGGGCCTTGGAGCCGCACTTCACCCGATACGTAAAGATCTGCTGCAACATATACCTGTTTCCCAGAGGGTAAGTATGGGCTAAGGTTCTGATAAATCCAAGAATCACCTAAAGCTCCGTTTGGACCATCTGACCATACTGGCAAAGTTTGAGTTGTACCGGTTCCTGTTACTTGACTAGTTATATCACTTGTTAAAGCTATTGTACCACTTGCATCGGGTAAATATAAATTTCTATTTGCAGTTATGTTGTCTGAAGTAATTGCTGTTGAATGAGTTGTATTCCCTACTATAATCCCCCCAAAACCTGGAATTGCAGAATAACCTTGCTCATTTCCATTTGCGTCTGTAAAATAAAACCCTTCCTCTGCACTAAGTGTGTACCCCCAATCATCATCAGTATTCTTGTAAGATATGTACCCATCACCATTACCTGGGTCAATTGTAAAAGTTCCAAAACCATCAGCACTTGTCCAAGTTGTTCCAGTGTCTAAAACTGACTGTAACCCTTGCAAACCTACCAAGTCAGCTATCGATTGTAACGTAAAGTTTTTTGTTTGTTTACCAGTTATATCAGTACCTATCACTAGATCTCCAGCTTCAACGGCTGATGCTACTGGATATGAATATATTATTGCCATGTTTTATTTTTTTGATTGTTTTTTTTCCGCTTTTGTACCATCTTTTTTGTGCTTCGCCTGCGTTCCGCCTCTATTATGGGATGACGATGTGAATCTTCCTGTATTATGGTCGTAATCTTTACCTACCAACCAATTTGCACCGTGTTTCTTGATAGCTTCTCTACGCTTTTTCTGACTATCAGCTCTTTTCTTCTTCCTGTCTGGTGAATTAGCTGCTTCTAAGTCTCTTTTTTTTTTAGCTGCTGAAGCTTTTGGTGATAATTTTTGTGGCATATGATTAATATTAGTTTATACATTATATACTTACATAAAAAGGTAGGTTTTTACTTGTATACACACTATAACTGGGGAAATATCAAAAGTGTGACAATAGCCCCTTACTATATAACCTTAATAGGCTTATGTCACAGTATTTAAAAACACGTTACGTATAGAGGAGCACAGTGTTGGCCCCTAACTCCCTGGTTTTCAGCGTTTTACCTTTTGCGTTTTACGTTTATGGGCCCCCCTTGTTTTTTACGTTTTTCGCATATATATACCTGATTTTCAGGCATTTACGTTTTACATTTTATGTTTTTTCTACTAAATTTTCTATACTATTTTTTTTTTTTTTTTCGAAGAAAATACGGCGTCGACTTGATAATATCTATGTAATTTAAATATAATATTAACTAAATAAATTCTAAACATTATGAAAACTTTACAATCAAAACGCTTCTTAGTAAGAAAATCTTTAATCAACACTAACACTATTATTGAAGTAACATTCAAAAATGGAAAGACTGCGAAGTACAATCATGACGATGCGTATGAAGCTATGAAAGAAAAGCTAAATGCTATGAACTGTTGGGAAAAGTACAAGAGTTACACAAGTAGTACTAGTATTCCAGTAATAGTTAGATCTGTATTAATTACAGACTAACTACTACGCTAGTAAGATAATCTAGATAACAGCATTGGCCTGATCTTGAAATATGATCGGAAGAGTAGACTCCGTCCTACGCGACACTTAAGTATAACCCCCCCCCCCCCTAAAAGTGTATAGCACTTTGTGTATAGCACTCGAACTTAATACGGCGCTTCGCTGATAATACTAGTTAGGCGCTTATCGCTCTTATATATTATATATTTTATACAAAAAAAATACGAACGCTCGTTGATAATATCTATGTAACAAAAACTAATAACTATGCAAGTAACTAAAGCAGATATTTTAGCAGTAATAGACGAGCTAAATCAGTACTGAAAATGGTAACGTAACTAAAACTTCGCTCCAGATAACGCTTTCTGAGTTAATAGATAAGTTATAAGTACTGAGACTTAGAGTAAAACTCTCTACTACTTTTTAACTAATAAACAAAAGTACACTCGTATTCAAACAAAATACAGTACTCTATTGATAATAACTATGTAAATAATTAATAACTTTAAATATAATAACTATGTCAACTTTAATTTCAAAAAGATTTGTAATCAGAAAATCACTAATTGGTAAAAACCAACTAATCACTGTCAACTTCAAAAATGGTAAAACAGTTACCTACAACCACGACAAAGTGTGGGAAGTAATGAAGGATAAATTAGAAAATATGGCGTGTTTCGTCAAGTACAAATCTTACACTTCAAGTACAAGTGTACCAGTGATCGCTCGAGAAGTACTAGAACAATAGTACTATCGAGTATCTAAGTCGTAAAGGTTAGAGGTGGTTCGATTCCACCAACGACTACTAAATTTAATAACTATGTATTTAACTAATCAACAAGCGTGGGATGAGGTAACAAAATCCTTCAATGAAAACAAAAGAAGAACTAAAATCTGTCAAGAGATGTTTGGTCAAGATAACCTCTACGGTTTAAGCGACGAACAAAAAGAACTATATTGGGAATCTATTTAAAATATTACTATGCGATTTATACTAAATCTACCTAACGGTAAACAAATAGATATGTCGAGTGACATACTAAAACAAATGAATGGTGAGATCACCAAACAAGATATTGAAACAAGAATACAATTCTACAAATCTACTAATAACTAAATTATGAGAAAATTCAAGCACAAAGTACTATTCGTACTAAAGAGAGTAAACAAAGTATTAACAGAACTAGGTAGCGCTGCTGCTTACGCTATAAGAAACTAACTATGATATACAGAGGTGTAAAGTACGAGTACGAAGAGTGGAAAACTTACGACGGTAGAAAAGCTAGTGCGTTTTACTGTAGAGATAAACAACTACTACAAGAGTATGAAGTAGTACAGTTCGGAGCGAAAACTCTTGATCAACTACACGAGAAGATCGACTACTACATAGAAAATTCTCATAATCAAAAAGATATACGTGAGCTAACTATGCAAGCGGCACAAGAATTCTATTCATCGATGGGCGAATACAAAGGCGATTAACTAATAAATAAATAGCATGAGTAAAATAAAATGGAATGAAGAAACTTTACAACACTTTAAGTTTCAAAGTAAGTACACAGGAGCAGAAGAAGTACTAGAGGCAGTGACAAGCTTTGTCGAGTGTGATTGTACACCTGAAGAAGGAGAAACAGAGGAAGAGCTAATAGCGGATCTAATGTTCGAGATATACAAATAAAATACGATCCACTTCGGATAATATATATGAATTTAAAAACCAATAACTTATGAATACTATAAAATTTACTTCAAAAACATCTTTAAAACTCAACGGCGTAGACTATAAAGGCTATACTGTAGGTAATCTACCTAAAAAGTTTGCCTTCATCTATGACGAGAGCGACGACAAGGAAGGTGTAACTAACTGGTTCAACTACAAAGGTTTAACTTACATAGAAAAATCAGATAACCCATGGGCGTAACATATAATCCAAGAACAATGAAAGAGTTGTTAGCAGTTTCAAAGCAAATACAACTAGATCGAGCTAAAGCTCACCGTATCAAACACCAACATGAAGGTTTATGTAAACCATTCAGCGATAAGGAATATAAACAAGTTAAAACAGGTATGAAAACAAGCTATGGTGCAAAGGCTAAAAAATATAGTCACAATGGTTTATGGAAATACTACGACGTAAAAATAGAAACACTTTAAATAAATAAATATGAGTATATACTTAGAAAGAATTAGACAAGAAGAACAACTGTACATCAACGAGTTAACCAACAAGTTTCCTCTAAAAGATGTAACCACTGATCGCCAACGTAAGAATAACACTAGGATGTTTGAGTTAACCAGTGGAGTATTTAGTGGACATAGGTTTGCTACATACGAATCAGGTATGGTACGTAAGATAATAAGAAGTAGATTTAACGAGCTATCTTGCTATCAACTAAACCCTACTAGAACAAGTATAAGGTATTGGATGGGCTCTAATATGGAAATACAGAGCTATCCCTACAGTCAGCGAGTACTTATACACAAAGGTGTTAACAGGCTATTGTACCTAAAAAACTACTTAATCAAAAACTATAACATGAAGCCAGTGCAAGAAGTTATTGAGGTAGATGGATTTAAATACAAAAGAATATGATAGATATAAAAGAGGACGAGCAAAGTTTGTCAGACGAGAATATAGATTTTATTGCTACGCAAATGGATCTTAAGATGTGGGAAAGTTTTAGTGATATAGTGCAGAGCACTGTAGACTATGAAAAAGCTATACAAATAACAGATAAAGATGTACTATTAATCAAAGAAAAAATTAAAGAATTTTTATAATGAACGAAGAACCAGTTAAAAACCCGTGGGATTTAGTATACGAAGCGTATAAAGACCACTATTCAAGAGAACAAATAGATGAAATGCTGTTTAATGAAGTACAAGAACTAATAAATCAATTATAGATATGAAAGAGTGGATGAAACGAGATACAAGAATTAATGGATGGGATTTTGAGTACGTAGAAAATGACTACGACGATAGATTTTTTCAGTGTAGAGGTGACGTGTTCTACGATGATGACCATGATGAGATACCAGAACCGAGTTTATGGGATGCAGCGATAAAACTAGAAGATGAATTAACTAAAGGCGGTGTTAAATGTGAAGCCAACCATTCAGAAAAAGGTTGGGTTGAAGTGACTATATTAAATAAGCAATAACAATAATAATACGATCACTTGTTGATAATATAAATGTAACAATAAAAATATACTACTATGAGTAAAATGAAACAAATAGATGATATCGCTCAAGGTGTTGCAGATGTAACCTTAGAGCTTATGAAAGACAGCGTCGATTGGCAACTAGCTGATTACGAGGCAGATGGCGATGAGTATTATGCTATACACGCATTAGTTATTCAAAGAGCTATAGGTAAAATGTATAAACAAGTAAACGAGTAATTATGTATTGTAAATGTGGAGAAAAAGTACATCCTATTAGGATAGGTTATGGTTACAAGACGTGTACACCGTGTAGCACCGTGCAAGATTATAGCTACATACCAATAATAGAGCACAAAACCGGTAACACTATACAGATAGTCAGTCAAGAGCTTAGTGCATTAGTGCATAAATCTTGGCGACGTAAGTAATATAAACACGGTGGAGGGCTTAGTACGGCTACGGTATTTTAAGTGGTTAAGCTAACGAAGATCCTCTAATGTGTTTATAGATCCAGCGAATAAATAACAAATACGCGCACCGGCTTAGCGGCAGTGGTGCACCGCGATTAGGAAATGTCTGGCGAACAGTAGAGTTTTACGGTATATAGCTCTATCTAAATATGAAAACCGATAGCGAAAGATACGATTAACGATCACACAATAGCTGGAAACTAGGTCAGGTTTAGTACTGAAATAGGTAAACGTTTTTACGAGCCTATAATGACTATGGCTAACGACGGTTATGAGGTTCGAATCCTCACTAGTTACAAAAATAATACGAACAAAGTAAGATAATATAATAAACTAAATAAAACCATGAAAATAATAGGAAAAGTAAACACAGAGCAAAGCTATCACCCAAACCCTAAAACGTTATATGTCTATGAAACACAATCAGGTATGGTAAGTTACTCATACACTAATAAGCAAGGTATAAGTTTCGCTGTAAGTAATATGCAAACCGGATGGCGTGGACCAGATCTACCTGACTGTATATACGACTACAAAACTCCTCATCACTTGCTAAGAAGCGTAATCAAAGCAGTTAACGGCGGTGTAGTAAAAGTAGTAGATCATAAATTATATAGTAAAAAATTTAACTTTAAAAATTAAACATTATGAGTAAAACAAAATTTAACGGATTTGAAAAGTATTTCATCCAAACAGCGTTAAAAGCCGCTATCGAACAAGCAGAAGTAGATGTGTTAGCCGCTAAGTCTAACGGTAAAAATGTAATATACGCACCGGGTTATTTCACTATGGTGGGTAATGAGATCATTGACAAAGTAAATAGTATGACACTTAAAAAATACCAAGACTAATGAGCTATTCACTTAAACAAGTATTAATGGAACGTGACGGTATGACAGGCGAACAAGCTGAGTACGAAATAAAAAACATTAGATACAGAGTTTGGAAAAAATATGAAAACCCAGAGGTAATACTGCATAATGAGTATAGACTAGAGCCTGACTATATATGGGAATTATTATAAATTACAAAAAAAATACGATTACTAATTGATAATATAAATGTAAAAACAAAAACAATATGGCAACATTACTAGAAAAAATCAAACCAAGATACAGAAAAAGTATCGAAGACAGTCAGTACACTTATTCTTCATCAAGAATAATAGCTAAACTAGAAAGCTCAAGATTTTATGGCGAGCTAACTATAAGTGAAATACGAGACATATATGATATGTGTGGTATAAATGCACTTAGAGTATCAGCATGGGATTACAGGTTCGGCGACAATATTCTAACAGAAGATGATTAAACAAGAACTACAACGACGTGCTAGCGACAAAGCTTTCGCTAAAATGTCTATGCTACTTATTACTATAGAGCAAAACAAACAAGATATACGTACTAAAAATTACGGTGGCGTTACGCTTGATGAGATGGAAATAGTTCTAAAATGTAACAAGATAGAACTAAAAGTATGGGAATATATAACTAAATTAATAGAAACAGATGAAACTTATAACTGATGCGTTAATAACTCAAAGAATGGCTGACAAAGGTTGGATCGAAGGATGCGACGACGAGCATGCTAAAAACCAAGTACTTGCATACTATGAATGCGAGATAACAGACAACTGGCGAAACCCCGACTTCAGTGTATACGAAGAGTCAACTGCCGACGGCTATTCTGTATGGATAGCTACAGATGATGACAAAAGTATAAATGTCAACGAAGACGTGTACTACTATGAAAACGAACTAACAGATGTTGTTTATGATGCTATAGCCGACTACAGTAATATATACTGTGACAACTATGACTTCGTTGAAGATGCTATTACAAGGCATTATGAAGATCTACTGTGTAGAA